ACTATTGCAAATTGGCATTGGTAATGCCACATTGCATGGATTGGGATTGCCACATGGATTGGATACGAATTGGATTGGCCAATTCGATTGGTTCACATTGGCACATTGGATTGGGATTGGCATTGGATTGGCACATTGGTTCACATTGGTGCATTGGCACATTGAACCAATTGGATTGGTTCATATTGGTATTGGCACATTGTACCATGTACCATGATTCACTAGTGCATTTCGGTTCAGGGTTAGTTGCATGGGCACAACTCACCCATGACAGGTGAGTGTGCATCACTATTGCAAATCGGACTAGGAAGCCTGATGAACACCTACATGCATATGGGGCGGTATTGGCTCAATTGACCCTGCATGTAGCGACTCACAAACCCCTAACGGGTTTCGCCATGAATTAAGCCACTTGGTCTAACAGATTGGTCAAGGTGGCACCGCTACTATCATCAAGACCGTTACACCTTGCACAGGTGGTTGGATCAGTTTGTGCATCTGTTTTGGGTAGATACAGAAAACCCCACAAGAGGTGCCGTCCTGTGGGGTACTTCAAACACTAACAAAAGTGTACTCTACATTAACGGCACTTAATGTACCAGCAATGTATCACATGTCCATGTTCCATGTCAAGTCCCACAATGTCCGCACGTGTCCGCATGTGTCAAGCACATGTTGTCAGTTGTTGCATGAGGCATGTTCCAATGTGACACCCTGTCACATGTCGTCCTGTATATCCTTATTGATCCAGTTAGCAAGAACCATGACACCTTCCCTTGGCACCATGAGTAGCCAGATGGTTACGTCAAGTGTCACAGCTAGTATGGCTAGTAGCATGAGGCATATGGTTCTTAGTATGTACATATTGGGTAGTGTAGCATGGTTTATGTCCAGCGTTGCAAGGTAGCATTTTTACGTAGTGCTTCGTTATATGCTGGTACTGAGTCAAGTAGTTCCATGTGTTCTATTACTTCACAATATGATGTGAGTAGTAGGTTTAGGCTCATTTCTTGGCTGAACTCCTTGATGGTTTTGTTTTTGTTCTTTTCTGATTTGTTTACTAGGTTGGTAACTAGTCTCAGGTTACGTTCTAGTATCTGTGTGGCTATGTTGTTTCTTAGTGATGCCATTGTTTCATCGAATGAGTCGTAGCTTTCCTGTACATCGGTGTTCTTCTTGGGCGATTTTGGCTTCATGGTTTTCTGTTAAGTGCTTTTAGTGCAATGTTTAATGTATCAAGCATGTTGCCAATAACATTGATGCCGTTGCTAGTGATACCATAATCTTTTGAGCTACCCATGAATTGTATTTGGTACTCACCTTTATTAAGCTCTATGACACCAATAATAACAGTTTTTGACGGTTTGTCTGTAACTGTGGCATATATCGTGTAGGTATGGTAGAGGTTGTCACTTAATCTGCCCATTATTTCTGATGCTTCTAGTTCTATGTTATATTTTTCTTTCATTTTATTAGTTGTTGTTAGTTGGTTGTTTACCTGACAAAAGTTGTTCCAGTCGCAGTATTTCCTGTAGCAGTGCCTCATTATGTATCTCAAGTGTATCAATGTGATCCTCAAGGTTGGCAATGCGGTTATGTAAGTGTTCTATGAGTGGTACCTGATTCATGCGCTAGTGCCCTTTCCTTTGATTTTACGGCCTTTTGTGGCGGTTAGGGGTATCATGGTAGCCATTGATGTTATTGTCATAATTTGTATATGTTGCTTGTTAATGTTGTTAAGTCTCTGTAACTGTTACTGTTAATAAACCAGCATGGTGGTTTGCCGTCATGTGGATCAGAACTGTTACCAATGATTGGTGCTTCTGATGCATAGAGCCAACCCTGCACATGCCACATGTTCTCGTGGTAGTTACCTGTTACACTCACAATGATCCTGTCGTTATCAATGTCGCGTTGCTTTACCTTGCATTTATCTTTGTGACGCGACCAGCGTACATCAATGCATGTCCCATCAAGATCAGGCACATTGTAAACATCACAACCAAGGCTTGTTTGTATGTTTAGTGCTTGTGATGCAGCTAGTTCAGCACATGAAGCATTGCGATGATTGTCACGATACTGACCAATATAATCTTCAGGGAAGGCACTGACACTACGCTTTGCCTCAGCTGAGTCCTGACGTGCATCACCGACACTTAGTGCGTATGCTAAGTGTTGTGCTGATAGTATGATCTTACGTACTTGGTTCATTGTGGGCGATTTTCAGTCACCACTGTCCCATTCATAGGCACTGTTTGTCGTGGGCGAAAAGTACCTATCTTTTGTGCCGTTACTATTGCCCCAGTATCTACGCCAGTCACTTGCTAGTGGTAACTCACGCTTGTCACGTACATCACCAAACCACTTGTAACCAACTGGCTTGTTTAATGTATCAATCGTCACACTTGTACCATCTTCCCATGTTATTGTTTTTGTCGTGTTCATGTTAGAATGTCTCATAAGTGTTCTCGATGACCTTGAGGCCACCACCAAACTTGACCACAAAGATGAATGCTGCGTCCATGTCAGGAAATGTTAGCAAGTAGTGCCCAGTGTTAGTGGGCACCCATACGGCATAAGGGTTCATGTGGTGATGTGCCTTTCTTGGTTGTCGGGCAAGTTGCTAGCATTACTTTGTAATAGTTCCATCACGTTACGTATCTCTGTGCTGATTCTTTTTGGGCGGTTCAGGCCATAGCTTGCAAACAATTGATCAAGCTCGTGTTCCGATATGATGTCCAATTGTATGTCGTCCATTTTATTTGTCCCCCACGTAAAATGATCCTTTAGCATCAATGCGCACTGCACACTGTGTGTTCTCAAAACGTTTCAATTTTTGCATGATGAATAATATGTCACGTCTGATGTCATCAATACCTGCATTGTCGAGCATGGTGTGAACATGTTGATCTTCATTACCACTAATATCATTTAGTGCGTTCATGTATCTAGCGAAAGCTAGTACGAAGTTGTTCTTGATAGCATCAGGCAAGTACAACTGTTTTAGTATTTTTTGATCATTGTCGAACTGTAGTGTTTGATATGAGTTCATAAGAGAATATAAATAGGCATGACAGATCCAGTGCATGTTGCAAGCACTTTTTTATAATTAATTTTATCCCTATGAAAAATGGATCAAATATCCATCAAGTAACCCACTTCACGTGCGTTCTTTTTATCATCTTCAATCATCATGTGGCATGCATGACACACTGGTAACCACATGGTCATGTCGTTCAAACGTGAACCATAGCGCTTGTTCATATGATGTATCTCAGTTGCTTTACGCACTGGTACATGACCCTGATCCTCGCACACCTTACACTTGGTGTGTAGCTGTAGATACTCTGTTCTTAATACGCTGTAAATTTTGTTCTCTTTTGCTCGTTTCTTGCTGACTCGTCTCAACGGTGTGCGCTTCAACGTTCCTGTTCTTTTGAGGCTTCCTGAAGATCTCATCATAATTGTTTCTAAATTGGTTACTGTAACAGTTTCTTGGGCGGTCGCCTTTGCCAGCACTCATAGTTGTGGATCTCTTGGTAGTTTAATTAAAACAAGTACTACGGCTAACGCAATCAGTGTAGCCAATATTGTTGGTGTTGTGTTCATGTTAATCGTCTATGTTTATTAATGTTAAATCTTTTTCTGGTCGCTCTTTTGTTAATTGAAAATCATAATACTCGTCACAGTCACCATCGTTCCATTCAACCATATACATTCTTTCATATCTGGTATCAACTGTTTTCACAATCATACCGCTTGGACTACATCTGTCATGTAACCATACTTTGTCACCTATGCTGAATGGTTGGTTGAGTTTGTGGTTTAGGCTCATGATTTGTTAATATCATACCATAATTGTTAATGCCTTTTGGCACAACTACATCTGGCTTTCTTAACAGTTTATTTGCTTTAAATGGCCTGTAATCAACCTGATGATGCCATCTGTTGAACTTCCATGTCATCTTGACCACATCAGGGTGCATGTCCACTAATGCCTGTGCCATAAGCTTTCTGCCCTCACCTTGGTACAGTTCATCAGTGTTGCCACCTTTCATGCGCATGGTGGTCACCTTGCCAGCAAGGAATGCATTAAATAGCACAGTGCAGTAACCATCCTTGAGTACACGCAGGCTCAAGTCAGTGTCCTCATTGTATCTACCTCTCCATCTGTAAGGTATCTTATTATCAATTAAAATACATGAATAGATACGTGTGTTCAGGTAGTATGGCGGTATCCTTTCAGTTGTTTTACAGAATGAATAGTAATTGAATCCAGCAATTGCTACATTTGTGTAGCGATCCACAAAGTCCTCAGCAGCCCTAAAGATCGCTGGTGTACGCACCACTGGCTTCATGTTCCTATTGAGCCTATTAAAGTCCTCAATGTTATCATCAATAATCCAGTGCTTATCATGGCCGAGTGACATGCTATGCTCCCACACCCAATTGCGTGCTGGTATGCTACCCTGACCCAAATTGCTGAATGGTAATACCAATATGTTACGCTTATCAATGTGTTCAGCATAGTTATTGTATTCCTGTGGCTCAACCACGATAGAATACTTACAACTCATGCGCTCCAATGCACGCACTGTTAAGCGCACGTTCCAGCGACCCTTACTAATCACGTAGACTGGATACTTAGGTTGCATCAGTATATCTGAGTCCAGCGTTCTTACCACGAATCAGTTGTGGGTGCCATATGCTCTTTGTTTTTGGCGTTAGCTTTTGGCCGATCAGTTTAGAAAAGTCTTGCAAATCTTGTTCTGTCTCAAATCTCACAATGATTTTGGCAAATGGTTTCTGTGGCTCTTGAACAAATTCAGGCATGCCTTCCCACTCAATCTGATACTTGTCAGGTATATCAATTAGTTTGTCTTCCATGTTAAACCTTTGTTGGACGCTTACCTGATTGTATCCACTCAAGGCATAATAGGTAACCATGTGCATCAATGATGTTATCTTCTTTGTGCAAATGCATCTCACGTGAGAGCTTGAGTCCCACCATCATAATGACTGCTTCTTGTGGTGTTATCTCAGCTTTAAGTTTATGTGCTAATAGACCAGACCATATCTTTGCAGTCTTGGTATAGTCATCAATAGGTGTACCATAATGTGCATTACGATCACCAAGTACTAATTCAATTGCTTTGTCTGCGTGGTTCATTCTCGTGACAATATGTTTTCTTTTAAGTAATCACTAATCTTTTGTTTTAATTCCTGATCCGAAATGTGGCACCATGCCTCATTGAGTAGGTCTTCTGCTATCGTTAATCTTTTTTTATCGTATGTCATTTCATCTAATAAGAGTTTAATTTGTTTTCCAAGGGGTAAGCTCATATTTCATGTGGTACACGAAATCTGTTGTTTTGTAAATGTTGTAATCGTGCTAGTTCATCTAGTTCAGCTTCAGTATATGGTTCTTCAGGTATTTCCTCATATAATTCAGCTAATAATCTATTTAGTTCTTGTTCCGATATTTTGTTTATTTCATTCATAGTTCCTAAATAAAAGTGATTAAATTATAAGAATGCAAACATTTTTTATAAAATATATATTGACCTTATTACAAGAAAGTGCATTCCTCCTCGTGATGAAAGATCAATTCCACCCAAAGAACCCAATGTTGGTTGGCAAAGCTACAATACGTATTGCATTGCTAAAACCAACACCTGAGTCACCAACGGGTTCCATAATCAGTGATGTGAAGTTTGTTCCTGAACTGAACTATGAGAACCTTAATCCAGCTAACATGCAACCGCATGTCATCCTTGCTGGTGTAGCAACCAAGGCATTACGAGAATTCCTTGATAACCCAAATTCAGCAGTGATAGATCATGATGTGAATTCATCACAATAATGAGATATCAAATTGAATGGCATGTTAATGAAATGGTTGTACCTTGGACAGATAAAGGCCAACCATCAAAACCACCAGCGTATGTTAAATGTGGTGGTTGTTTATGGATCGAATCAGATAGTGAAGAGCTTGCTATTGAAAGATTCATGAAAGTAGCTAACAAACCAACAACACGCTGCACAGTAATTTCAACTTCACAATAAAGATGCTAAAAACAAAACTAGGTCGCCCACGTTTGGGCAAAGGATTAAGAAAGATTCTCTCGTGTTCTGTAGATCCAGTAACACTTGAATATATTGAGAAACATGTACCAGAAAGTTACAAACGAACTGGTTATGTAATCGATGAAATGGTAAACAAACTTAAAGAACATAAAATTAAATTATAACAGTTATGGCTAAAACAACAAATATCGCAGGTATTATCGCACAACAACCAGACACTTGGGTCGATGGTTCTTTTAATGCACTAGTAACAAGTGCAAAAGCACCATATCAAGGTAAAGGTTCCGCTAAATGTATCTTAGTTGATCCACAAGATCATGCATCTAAGATCGAAGCATCATTCTGGAACGTAGATCCAATCCGCTATGAAGGTATGATCGTTAGCTTTTATGGTGCAATTAAACGCACGCAATACAAAGACAGACCACAAGTAAGTCTTGGTGAAAAAGCAAAGCTCACTATTGTATCATCAGCTGGTGGTGCTCCTGCTCCTGCTGGTGTTGCTGGTATTCACATGCCAGTTGGTACACCTAGCACACCAACTGCGTCTAATGCATCAGCATCAATTAACTTCAATGAAGAAATAGGTAAGATTGCAGCATTGTATCAACAGGCTTACAAACAAGCTGTATTAATTAAGAACATGAATGATACAAGCAATGATCCATGGGATGCAGAACAATTAAGATCATGTGCAGCTAGTATATTTATAAGTGCTGAACGCAAAGGTTTGCAACATCACTTGCCAAGTATACAAGTTAAGGCATCAGATCTCAAACCAGTTGTAGCTCAAGCACAACCTGAAGACGAGAATCCATTCTAAGATGTCATTCTTCTCACAATCAGGCCATTGGTACACTGTGACCGATGGCACTATTGCTTCAGCGCATGATCTGGATCTCAGGTCAGCACGTGAAGTTAACGCATATCCTTCAATAACAACAGTGTTGAAGGAACGTGCTAATGGCGCACTTGATACTTGGAAACAAGATCAATTGTTTCAAGCCATGGTTGCTCATCCATACAAGGGTGATGATCTTGAAAACTACAAGAAGTTTATCAGTGATCTTGCTAGCAAGAAGGGTACTGATGCAGCTGACTTTGGCACACGCCTACATGATGCATTAGACATATTCCCACAGATGACAATTGACCAAGACCTAGCACCATACATTGAAGCATTTGCTCCAGCGTATCATGATATGGTCTCAGAACGTGTCAGCAGTGAGATTATGCTTGCCGATGAAGATGTTGGCGTTGCTGGTCGCACTGATCTTGTAGCAGTGACCAAAGAACATGGTCTTGCTATCATTGATTACAAAACAAGTAAGTTCCGCAATGGTAAAGCATCATTCTGGGACTCATATAAGATACAATTAGCTTTCTATGCTAAGTGTTATCAAAAGCAGTTTGGTTTAAAAAAACCACCACGCATCATTAATTGTGGTATCAATAGTGAACAACCAATGATGCCACAGTGGAAAGTTTACACTGTGGATGAACAGGAACAAGCATACAAGGAATTCTTGTGTATTGCTTACTTATGGTTCAGTACAAAAAAGTATTGGCCAATGAATGATAAGGTTTGGAAGATTGAGAGAAATAAATATCATGCAGTACGAGATAGTAAAACTGCAGACAAACCTGTTAAGATAAAATCTAAAAAGAAAGGATAGTCTTATGGATACGGCAGAATTAAATAATGCGCTCAAGCAGCGCATGGGGGAAGTTGTTGCCATGTTATACCCTAATGCAAAAGTAAAGGGTAACATTGCACATCTTGGTAACATTAATGGCGAAGCTGGTGATAGCTTTCATATCTATGTTACTGGTCCCAGAGTTGGTTGTTTTATTGATCGTGCAAATGAATCAGATAAAGGTGGTACCGCACTATGGCTTTGGGCGAAAGCTCGCAATATAACCTATGTAGAGGCCATTAAACAGGCAAAGGAATGGCTAGGTATCAAAGATGACCATGCATCGGTTAAAAAGTATAAACAAAAAACTTATGCTATGCCTGATAAATCTGGCTTAGTTATTAAGTTAGCAAAGCAGCAAACCAACGTAATGAATTATTTAGTTAACGAACGTAAGTTAACTGAAGACATTGTTAATAAGAACTTCATATCAGGTGTTAATGGTGATACAGCAATTGTGTTTCCATATTTTGATATTGGTAATGATAAAGCAGTTCACATGAAGTATCTTGAGATCGCACGTGGTGCTGATGGTAAGAAAAAGATGTGGGCATCAAAGGAAACAAAGCGTTGCTTATTTGGTAAACGAACTGTTACCGATAATGACAATACACTTGTTATTACTGAGGGCGAGATTGATGCCATGTCATATCAGACTGTTGGCATAGCTGCCGTCAGTGTGCCTAATGGTGTAGCCGACCAAGAATGGATCGAGCTTGATTGGGAGTGGCTTGAACGCTTTGAACGCATTTACATATCAACTGATATGGACGGCGTTGGTCGTGAATCAGCCGAAAAGATTGCACGTAGACTTGGTTTACATCGTAGCTACATTGTTACCTTACCATATAAGGATGCCAATGAATGTTTACAACAAGGCGTTAATCGTGAGGCATTCTTAAAAGCACTTGATGAGTCTGCACAGATTGATCTTGAGGAAATTAAGACTGCTATGAGCTTTAATGATGCTGTATGGGATCTATATGATGCAAAGCATGGTGAAGCTGGTTATCCAATGCCATGGAATGAGTTTCCACTACGCATACGTCCAAGTGAGTTCACAGTTGTATCAGGCTATTCTGGTCATGGTAAGACACAATTATTGAATCACCTACTCATTCATTTAGTGAGTCTTGGTGCTAAGGTATTTGATGCTTCACTTGAAATCAAACCAGCCAAGACACTGCAAATGATGACACGTAGTGCATTAGCTAAGAAGCGTCCTGACAATAAGGAAGAGCTTGATGGTTGCCTTAACTGGCTCAATAACAGTTTGTGGTTCTATGATCATGTTGGTGTGGCACAGAAAGCTAATCTGCTTAGTGCTATGACATATGCACGTAAACGCTTTGGTATTGATGTCTTTGTTATTGATTCACTGTTTAAGTGCGGTGTATCTGGTGAGGATTATAATGGTCAACGTGGCTTCATGGATGAGCTAACTGCTTTCTGTAATGACACTGGTGCTCATGTGATCCTTGTTGCACACTCACGTAAGAGTGAGAATGAAGACAAAGTACCAACCAAGACTGACATCAGTGGATCACAAGACATCAACAATGCTGCATTCAATGTTGTGGTTGTTTGGCGCAATAAGCTAAAGCAACGTAAGATTGATGAAGCAACTGAAGCAAAGAATCCATTACGAGTATCTGAGCTTGAGGGTTGGTTTGATGGTCGCATGCGATTAGACAAGCAACGCTTTGGTGAGGGTGAGGATAAGGACTTACCATTATTTTTTGACAAACATAGCTGGCAATTCTGGCCAACACAATACTACCGTTATGTGTACTATAAACATCAAGCAAGTTGAACCAATTATTGGTGAAGCAATGCGTTTTTGGGTACAATCAAGTGGGGATTATCCTCACTTGGTTGACATGAACGAGAACAATGGAAACGGAGAATGCTCTTGTGGTGACTTCAAGTACAAGAAGCTAATTTGTTTCCGCAACAATGGTAAACGCATTGTTAACTATGGTTTCGCTAACACAACACGATGCAAACATATCAACACAGTACTAGTTCACTTAGGTAACCTAGTTGTTAATAAATATCATGAAGAGATTAATAATAATATCAATGCTACTACTGACCATAGCCAAAGCCCACATCAATGAACAACGCATGCTAGATGCCATTGCTTATGCTGAACGCTCACATGGTAAAATTGGTAAGCATGGTGAGTTCAGTGACTGGCAAATCAAGCCAAGCACTTGGTATCAGTATAGCAATATAAACATACCGATTAGCAGTTACACGCAACAACGCACTGTTGCATTAACCATACTACGTGATTATGAGCGCATACTGGTGCATAGGCGCATTGAAGTCACACCACACAATCTTGCACTAGCGTGGAATGCTGGACCTTATGCGACCAGATATACCACATTAAATGAACTATACGCATACAGAGTAATGCATTACTACACAATACCATGATACATGAATTCAAGAATCCAATTCCAGTTGTGACTAAAGAGCATGGTGTTGGTTATGCAATTTATGTGCGTGATGGTTCTACATTTGAAAATGATATTTGGTGTGTCGCTTTATGTAATGGTGGCATTATCAGACATTATTGCTCAGATCAAATTAGAATGCATAGTAACCTAACTTTTGATATTACTAAAAATGAAAATAGCAGTATTAGATAAAACTAATTGCCCACAATGCGGTGCCAATTTAATTGGCAACCTGATACCAGATGACATGAAACATGAATATGGTAATGCGACCCACTTCACACGATTAAATGGGTTGTATGATCCAAAAACTAAACGTATTAAAGCATGGGAATGTCCTGAATGTGAGACATTCCTTAAAAAAGGCGACAAATGACAATAATTGGAATAGACAATGGAACATCAGGTAGCTTTGCCATCATTGGCCCTAATGGGGTCGTATTTGATGAGATGCCAATCAAGGATAGCTTACTCGGCAAAGCTGGTAAGCACATCAAACGTATCGATGTACCCAAGTTCATGGACATATTGGCACATAACAAGGAGAAGGACATCTTTGCTTATGTGGAGCGACCATTCACTGGTCAGTTCCTTAATGCCGTATTGCCAGCACAAAGGTCATTTGAAGCCGTTTTAATAGCCCTAGAACTGCTTAGGATTGGTTATGAGGTAGTTGATAGCAAAACGTGGCAATTGCCCGTCCTTGGCCAAATAAAGGGGTCTAGTGAGCTAAAGAAAGCCAGCATGCTACGTGGGTGTCAGATGTACCCCAAGTTCACTGCTAGCATTAAGGCACATGGTGATGCTGATGGGTTACTTATTGCACACCATTTTGCACAAATTAAATGTGCTTGACACATTATAATAAAGTCTGCCATAATGTGGTCCAGCGTAGAGCAAAACCTGACTATTGGTTAGGTATTAACTCATAGTTTGGCCAAATTATGGGAGACACTCTAACAGAATAACCTCTTACTTGAACGGTAGGGGGTTATTACTTTATCAGAGGTTTTGACTTCTTGTCAAACATTGCTTCCTGATAATCTTTAAATACTGTGGCTGTTATGCTGTAAAGCCCACCACACTTCGTGCACTTCATTTGATGCACCTTGTTACCAGCTGCTGTTAAGCGTGTTAAGTTGCAATGCACCTCTTCGCTAGCACACTTGGCACATGACCATTTGTCACGTCCAGCAACAGCACCAGCATGGGTCTTATGAGTCACATGTTCAGCAATGCGGTTGTATACCTTTTCAAGTAGCACAACATCATACTTACAGTACTTGACCATCTCATCAAGTGCATCTTTGTCCTTCTCAAGTATGATGCTCTTCCACAAACCATATGTGGTATGGATTTTGGCACCAATGTCTAGGAACTTAGCCAAGTAATCCAATCTGTTGCTATTGAAGTTAAAGTGCCGTCTGGCTAGCTGCAGTGTATCAATTGTCTTATATGTGGGATACGTGGGTATCTTGTGCTTGATACAACGAGTTCTGATCCATGGTAGGTCGAACTTATCACCATTATGTGCCACTAGCTCATCAGCTGTGTTGGCGATTTCCATGAAGCTAGCCAACATATGTGTATCATCTTGATTCTTGTCCCAGCGTAAGCAGTGGGCATCTTTCTCACCTTCCCATTTGTAACCGATACAAATGATCGCACGTTCCTTTAATATATTATCATGATCAATATTGATTTTATAACCAATACGCCATGAAAGTACTACGTTTGGAGACGTTTCAATATCCCAGAATAGCCTTCTAATCTTCTTAATTGGCTTCAGGGATTTTGTTACCATGAAGATCGTATTAACAGAAACATTACGTTTGTCTAGTCTTATTTATAAAATAATACATGCCATAAAATCGATGCCACTACTGATATGGTTAATACAATGCCACGTTGCATCCATTTATCATGTTCCAATTTTGTGACACGACCATTTGTCTTGTAAACTTGTGTCTTAATTTCACCAATGTCACATCTGATATCCTTTAACTCAGTTAGGATACGTGAAAACATTGCGTTGTCGGAATTAGGATCGTAGCTCATGTTCCTGCTTTTGATTTGAAGCCATTCATAATGTTAGCTGACGCACGTGCACCGAAGTACCACGAGATCGCCATGGAAAAATCACAAACGATATTCTGCACAATGTACTGACGCATGTCAGTTGTTGCACTGTCAGATAAATAGAAAGCAATAGTGCCACAACCAAGCAGGAACAAGCAGGTTGGTCGCACTAATGCCTTAACATCAAGTACCCATGAATCCTCTTTACCAGTAGCTTCATCAGCCTTCTGTGAGGCAGTAAAGGCATCCGCAGCACCTTGCTCAACCACTTTTGCTACTTCAGCCTTTGTTTGTTCAATAGCAGCAGCTGCTTCAGCTTGCTTGGCTGCTGTTTGCAGGGGCATCATCTTCAACTGAAAATCATGCTCCTGTTGCTGCTGCTTTAATGCCATAAAGGTGCTGGCAACATTGCCAACCACACCAATGATACCACCAGTACCACCTGTCAAAGCTGATGCAAGTATACCAGTGATATCCATAGGCTTACTTTACTGTATTAGTGATGTCATTAGCAGCTGTTTTAACAGCTGTTGCTGTGTCAGTGATTTTCTTGCCATTCTTGAGTGCAACAAGCACACCAATAATGAAAACTGTGACAACTGTGAGTATAATTGCGATAATCATAATGATAGAATAATAAGATTCGTTAATCAGCGCAAGAGTAGTGCCTATTATTAGATAAGTTGTTACTCCTTAGATGATTCCTGTGTGGCCTTGAAACCAGCATAACCAAGTATGATACCATTAGCTGTACCAATATACAGTGGTACTGTGGCATCAATGCCAATGAAGGTTAGTTTATTGAGACAAATAATAGCCCATACGATCAATGGTACTAATACCAATATTGGGACACATATTGATACAAGTAACCTTGTGTGACTTGGTTTACCTGTGCTGTCAGTTAGAAATGATGGGTTCATAATGTTTTGCGTATTGTTTCCAGTTTTTGATCATAAATTAAAATATTCCTCTAAAATGCATAATTTTGCATTACGGCGTATAATTTTGCACTACTGAACCAAAATACTCATTATAAGAATTACTATAAACAAATCTATAAACATCGGCTTTACCAGAACCTGTAGTTTGTGTTGGAGCAGTACCACCTGCCCATTTAACATTTGAAGGCCAAGTTACTGTATAACTCGCAGATTGTTGTATAATAACTGTAATAACTTGTGCATCTATTGAACCAGTAAAACTCATAGTGGTGTTTGCATTTAAGGGATTTATTAAAAAAGAATTACTTAAAGTCCAATCTATCGTTGCTGCACCAGATGATATAGTAACTTTATTTGTAGGAGGTGTAAGATTTTGATTAGCAGCTGCAACAGTTGCTGCACTTGTGCCACCAGCAGAAACAGGAATTGCATTAGGTTGACCATCATTAATAGTATTTGATAATAATACTACTTGAATATTATTATTACTATTATTAATCATCAATACTTGTCCTAAATTATTAACCCAAATATCATATATGTATGTTCCTGAATAAGCATCTCCTGCTATATTAAAATAGTTATTTACAACAGAACCAGTAGGACTAACTTGAGATATTGAAAATAAACTAGTATCGCCTGTTATGTTAGCTATATACGAAGTTCCATTAGAAGAAGTAGCTATTCTATTTGCATTAAAGCTAGGATTTTTTAACTGCGCCCAAGTACTATTTACTGAACCAGATGGAGATATTTTAACTTGATAACTATTAGGAGAGCCTTGAACTACTGCATAAATATTATTTGATGAATCTATAGTTATATTGGAACCACTACCAGAAGATAAAGTAGCCCAAGTGCTGGCAGATCCACCAGTAGATGGTATTTTTAATATATTGCCAGAACTGGTTACATACATATTACCGCTGCTATCAAAAACTGCTTGAACAGAAGGATTAATACTTGATCCAGTTGCCCAAAAATTACTAACTACTGCTGATGAAGTAATTTTACAAACTGAACCAAAAGTTATATTTATTGAATATAAATTGTTAGATGCATCTGCAATTAAATATGCACCACCACTATATAATCCAGTTGCCCAAGAATTTGTTACTGTACCACTAGAAGAAATTTTAGTAATTGTACTACCAATACCGACATATACATTATTGCTACTATCACAAGCAATACCGTAAGCACTACCGCTTGTAACCGTACTTGCAAATGTCGTTGCCACGCCTTGAGGAGTAATTTTTACAACATATGGACTATAAGATCTTCCGCATACATAAAAATTACCTAAAGAATCAGAAGCAATATATTGTGAACCGCCAGTAAATCCACTTGTTATTGCACTTGAAAGACCAAAATAAATAGCAGGTAATGCAGTAACAATCCCATTATATGAATTACCAGTTACGGCATTACCACTTATATTATTTGTTACTATGCTATTTGGAGTAATATTGCCAAGCGATAAGCTAATATTAGGTGTAGTGGTTGGATTGCTTACGCTTGTGATGATACCACTTTGATTGTTTGTTGTTACTGTTGTTACAGTACCACCGCCAGATGCACTTAGCACACCACCAGAATAAGTTAATCCAGAACCAACACTAACATTAGATAATCCACCACTACCTGTTGAACCAAGTAATTGTGAACTATTTCCAGTGGTTGCTGGCAAGTAATCTGAATTTGCAGTTGCAGTACTGACAACGCCAGATGTTCCTTTAAGAACGCCAGATAAACTTGTAGCCAATGTAGTAGTTCCAGTTGCAGTTAATGCGCCAGTAGAAACGCTAGTTGGAGTAATAGCTCCAAGACTTAAACTAACTGAACCAGTTGAAGCGTTTGCAGTAATACCTGTTGTTCCTGCTAAATTTATTACGCCAGCATTGGTTAATGTTGTTGATCCACCAAGTGTAACTGTACCACCACCAGATAATCCAGTACCAGCAGTTATTGTAATGCTATTTGCTGTTAAAGCACTTGTAGCAATACTACCACCTGTTATCACAGCATTATTTGTCACAATGCCACCAGTACCACTTGTTGACAATGTTGTACCTGATCCAATAACAATTGGCCCATTTGATATTACATTGGTACCTTGTGTTTTTTGCACATTGGTTTGCGCAAAAAGCATCGTTGGCAACAATAGTAAGAATATTAGTTTAACGTATTTCATATTAAGCATTATTACCGCTAGCTGGTATATCAGTTGTCATAATTTGGAATGCACTTCCACTATAAACTATCTGTAATTGTGCAGCATAAGTGTATGCATCCACACTAAATGTAAATAACAATGTACCTGATGTACTTGTGTCATAAACGTTGTATGTTGTCGAATAAGCAGCAGATGGATTACTAAAACGTAACCATGTTTGCGCACCAGCAATTAATCCTGATGCAATTAATACAACATTGCGTGTGCTACCAGAACTTGCACTAAGTGTAACACGTTCAACATGGAAATAACTTGATGGGGTAACTGATATTGTACCAGTACCACCAGCATCAGTTTGTGTATGATATGATACATTAACTGCACCAGTTGCACCTGTGATACCAATTGGTCCTGTTGGTCCACTTGGTCCTTGTACACCAGTTGGTCCTGTGGCACCTAAATTACCTTGTATACCTGTGGCACCAGTTACACCAGTGACACCTTGTGTACCTTGTGGTCCAGTGCTACCTGTTGCACCTGTTGATCCATTGGTACCAGCAACACCCGTTGGTCCAGTGATACCTTGTACGCCAGTTGCGCCAGTAGCACCTTGTGGTCCCTGAATACCAGTTGGTCCCGTTGATCCTTGTGTACCTTGTGCACCAGTTGCTCCAGTTGCGCCAGCTGGTCCCTGAATGCCTGTAGCACCAGTGCTTCCCTGTATACCTTGTACACCAGTAGCACCAGTAATGCCGATACCTGTGGCACCTGTTGGACCAGTGACACCTGTTGGACCAGTTGCACCTTGAATACCAGCTATACCAGTTGGTCCAGTTGATCCTTGAGGACCTTGTACACCAGTTGGTCCCGTCACACCTGTTAAACCTTGTACACCAGTGGCACCTTGTGGTCCCTGTATGCCCGTTGGTCCCGTTGCTCCATTAACACCAGCAACACCTGTTGCACCAGTTGCACCAGCTGGTCCCTGAATACCAGTAGCACCAGTTGCTCCAGTGATACCTTGTGGACCAGTTGCACCAGTGCTGCCTTGTGGTCCAGTGCTACCAGTGGCACCAGATGGCCCAATCTGTGTGTACATAACTTGCTGTGCAGTGACAATGACACCTGGTGTAACTGGCACTGTTGGTCCTGTCTGTGCTGCAAATGTCGTAATACCAATTGCGGTATTCGATACGGCCCACATCAACTGAAAGTAATCACCAGCAGCCACTGTTAATACATAATTAACAGCAGCAATTAATGCACCTGAACCACCATGTGATGTTCCCGATACATTGTAAATGCTATTGCTATCTGTTATGTCAGTACCATTTTTGCGCAACCAAACATCAACATTATCTGAGTTTGAATCACTATTAGTAAACTGTATTGAATACTGTAGATTATATGTGCCAGCATTCGCAAAAGTAATCCTGTTGCTTGATGTTATCGATACACCATTGTTCTCAAATAAACCACCAATGTTAACAACATATGCCGTTGTTGTACTTGATGCTGTTTGATTAGTTGTATCGTAAAATGAACCATAATAACCAAGTGCACCACCAGCACCAGCTGGTCCAGTGGCACCTGTTACACCAGCACCTGTAGCACCCTGTGGTCCTGTGGCACCTGTTGGACCTGATGGACCCTGTATACCAGTGGCACCCGTTATACCAATTGGTCCTGTTGGTCCAATTGGACCACTTGGTCCCTGTATACCAGTAGCACCTGTTGCACCATTTGTTCCAGCTGGTCCAGTGGAACCTGTGGCACCAGTGCCACCAACGGGTCCAGTGATACCCTGTGGACCAGTGGGTCCAGTGGGACCAGTGGGACCTGATGGACCAGTGGCACCATTGACACCACTAGGACCAGTGGGACCTGTGACGCCAGTGGCCCCTGGGGTGCCCACTGCGCCCGACAAGTTCACTGTCCATGTATTGTAAGTTCCACTACCAACTACGTAATTAACCGTACCAGTCATGCTACCCGTGCCACTATTGTAGCTCGTGAGTACCATGCTAAAATTGTTACCTGCTGAATTGTATACAACGACTTCCTGTCCAGCTGTGTATGCCAATCCTGTGTCCACTGTTATTGTGGCTGTTGCATTCAGTGCTGGTATCGCCAAGGATGTTGTACTCGTTGTCGAATAGCGATCACCCTGTGGACCTGTTGGTCCCGTTGTTCCCTGTGGTCCCGTTGGTCCTGTCGTTCCCTGTACACCCGTTGCACCAGTACTACCCTGTGGACCCTGTATACCTGTTGGACCTGTGCTACCAACTAAACCTTGTGGTCCCGTTGCACCAGTAACACCACTTGGTCCTGTCGGACCTTGAATACCTTGAATACCTGTTGGTCCCGTTGAACCAATTGGGCCTGTCGCACCAGTCGGACCAGTTGTACCCTGTAATCCCGTTGGACCAGTCGTACCTTGTGGACCCGTAGCTCCTGTTGTTCCTTGCGGACCAGTTGGTCCCGTTATACCTTGTAAACCTGTTGGACCAGTTGAACCCTGTGGACCAGTTGATCCCGTTGGTCCTGTTGTACCAGTGAGTCCTGTTGCACCTGTGCCACCTTGTGGCCCTTGAATACCTGTGGGTCCTGTCGAACCCTGTATACCTTGCGGTCCAGTTGATCCAGTACCACCTTGTGGTCCTTGGATACCTGTTGCACCCGTTGTGCCTGTTGCACCCTGCGGACCCGTTGGTCCTTGTAAACCTGTAGGTCCTGTAATACCTTGAATACCAGTAGCTCCAGTGCTACCCTGCAATCCTGTTGGTCCTGTACTACCTTGAAGACCTGTTGGACCCGTACTGCCTTGTGGTCCCTGTATGCCTGTTGGTCCAGTCGCTCCAGTTAAACCTAATGGACCAGTTGGACCAGTTGGTCCACTTGGTCCTGTTAAACCTTGAGGACCTGTTGCACCACTAATACCAATAGGGCCAGTTGGTCCCGTTGGACCACTTGGACCTTGTATGCCTGTAGGACCTGTGGTTCCCTGTGGTCCAGTTGTGCCCTGTGTACCAGTTGGTCCTGTTGATCCAATTGGTCCAGTCGGTCCGCTTGGACCCTGTATTCCAGTTGGTCCAGTGCTGCCAATTGGCCCAGTAGAACCTGTACTACCTTGTAAACCTGTTGGTCCTGTACCACCCGTTAAACCAGTTGGTCCTGTGGAACCTGTTGGCCCAGTTGGACCAGTAATGCCTATTGGACCTGTAGCTCCCGTTGGGCCACTTGGTCCCTGTATACCAGTGGGACCCGTTGTGCCCTGCGGTCCAGTAGCACCTGTGGGACCACTTGGTCCTTGTATACCTGTGGCACCTGTTGGACCGATTAGGTCAGGAAACAGTATGTCAAAATTTGGTGGGGTGCACCAAGCAGGTTGTGAACATGGGTCGCAAGACATATTTCAACAGTAACAAAATCACTCCTCTGTGGCAACCTTTGTGAGTCCTTTAATGTGCAGGCCATCTTCCATGCTTAATAGTGGTTTACGAGGGGTTTGCACATGTGTGAAACGAAATCCCATCATTTGATTAGTTTGATTGTTTAGTTTTACCTTATTTGCAGGTAAACGACTCAAAAGATCCTCATCAAAGTTGATACCATAGTACCTGATGATGTCACGTAGCCAGTCCTCACTGCACCCATCTTCAATAGCTTTTAGCAAGATGGCCCATGCCAGTCCTTGTGCCCCAGGGGTCACGTAATCCACTGAAAATCTGCATTTTCTTGTCGGATCTGTGTAATAACCAGTTTTATTCACGTGTCATGTAATCATTATCATTAGATTAACTACTAATTGACAAGTAAAAACGTAATATGTTAATGTGTTAACACAGAGGTCTAACCGTAAGGTCGGCTCGCTCGAAAGAGCATACCTGCTGGAGCGAAACGGGTCTAGCATGCTTGGAAATACCCACCAGCAAACAGTAGTTATGGCTGTATCCATAGCAAAACAGAACAAAGTTAGTAAATATTCACAATCATGGCTATTACTCCTACTCCTGCGTTTGTGGATCTACCAACAGCAACACAGATTTTTGCTGCAGATCCAACTCGCATTATCGCTCCTATTGGCGCTGCTTTAGCTGCCAATGTTCCTTACCTCTCAGTGCTTCCACAGAAGACCTTTGAGGCTCAAGTATCACCTGTGCACGTCTCAGTAGTGCAAGGTCGTACCGTCCCTGGTACTTCCATGACGTTCCCAAGCTTCAATGTTATGGGCAATGTTACAAGTATCGGTTCCAATGCTGGTAACAGCAAATCAGGTACATCTAGCTACCAATATCAAGCTAAGATTTACCAAGATTTCTCTGATGTTATCGCTCTTAACGTTGCATACAATGCATTCAAAGAGTCCTTAGCTTCACAGTTACAAGCTGTACAGCAATACTCCACAGAATTGATCAATGCTGACACACGTGGTGAAATCTTCTCACGCTCTGGTGTTAAAGCAGTTGTTCAATCAAGTGCATCGTTCTATAGCACCATCTCTGGTGGTCAGCAACAGATCGACACAGCATTACCAAATACTTATTCGGATAGCCGTTTAACATTTGAACTCCTCCACCGCTATGCTCGTTACCTCACACAGGATCTATTAGCATGGAAATTCGGTGAAGGTGAAAATGCTCACGTTCGCTTCATTGGTTCAGCTGATATCTTAGAGTACCTACGTAATGACTTAGGTTCAGGTCAACCTGGTTCCTACGCTTCATTCCCAATCGGACCATTAGCTGTATCCGCTATCAGTGGTGAAGCTGAAGCTAAGAAAGGTAACAATGGTTACTTATTCAAAGCTCTATACCGTGGTATTGATTTCGGTGAAGACCAACGTCCACTACGCTACAACTGGTCAGGCAGTGCTTATGTCGCTGTTGAACCATATGCAGCTGTATCTGGTACAACTGGTACTATCGAAGTTGTAAACCCAGGCTGGTTAGTAGCTTCTCATGAAGTTGGTTTCTTGTTTGCTCGTAACTCATTCGAGCGTCAAGTACCAGCAAAGTGGGTTGGTGAAGGCCGTGTTAAATGGGCACAGCAAATGTTCGGTGGTGAAGTCATATTTGGTGCATACCCAGATATGGTGCAGAATTTTTTCAGAAATTATGGAGTTCTTGCATTCCAGATCGGTCGTGCTTATCGCCCAATCTATCCTTGGTTCGTATTACCAATCCTTTATAAACGCTGCTTCGAGAACGATAATGTTATCGCTTGCACAGGCGTTTCAGGTGCTTAATACAACCATTAGCTTGTAATAAGCTATAACACAAAGGGGCACTCTTCGGAGTGCTCCTTTTTTATGCTTGCATATATATAAAAAGAAGTTTTGTATCACTAAATGAAAACCAAAGAAGAAAAAGCAGCATATTTAAAAGCATGGAAAGAAAAACGTATGCAAGATCCTGCATACAGAGCAAAAATTAATGAGTATTGCAGAAAAAAAATGAAAGAAAAATACGATACAGATGCTGCTTATCGTAAAAGTAAAATAGAAAAGCAATGTATCAATGACAAAGGTAAAAGAGAAGAGAAAACAGAATACTTAAGAAAATACAGAGAAGAAAATAGAGAACGTTTAAGAACATATTGGCGTGAACGAGCAAGAACACCAAAGTATAGAAGATTCCGCAGAGAATATGTACGCAATAAACGCCACACTGATATCAATTATAAAGTGTTAGCAAATCTTCGTAATCGTTTAAAGCATGTGATGACTGGTTATTTGAAAGCAGACAAAACATTGCAACTCCTTGGTTGCACAGTGGAGCAATTGCGTGCACATCTTGAGGCACGTTTCACCAGTGGCATGTCATGGTCCAATTATGGTGAATGGCACATTGATCACATTAAGCCATGTAGCTCATATGACATGAGTGACCCAGTGCAGCAGGCAGCATGCTTCCACTACACCAATTTGCAGCCGTTGTGGGCAATTGATAACCTAAAGAAGGGTGATGCAGTTTAAGGTAAATGTACCATGTGTCCCTTGCGGTGATACCATCCTGATCCTAATGGGTCATTAGCTGGTCGGCCAAGGTCACATATTTGTTGGAATATTGCATCAAAGCGTTCAGCACATGTATCAAGTGAGTACAGTCTTTGTGCTCTTTGTGATGTGTATTCTCTGTCAATTTTGCCCTCATTCACATTCTTGATTGCATCTAACCAATCACCCAATGTGTGGCACCTGTAGCCTGTTTTACCATGCTCAATAGTCTCACTGAAGCAACCATAGCTACTAGCTATTAATGGGGCACCAGTGAGTTGTCCCTCAACACCAGCACCACCAAATGGTTCAATGTAGCGTGTTGGCATGAGTAACGCTTTGGCATTACCAACTACTTCAGCACGTGCTTTACCAGTGCGTGGTCCCTTGTAGACAAGTTTCTCATGTTTCCATGGTGATGGATCACCTTGGCCAACAAGCCAGATTTCCTCGTCAAGGTAGTCAGCAATAGCTTTAATGGTATCTAGACCCTTCTCTGTGCAGATACGGCCGTAATAGAGCAAATACTGGCCTTTATTGGGGTTATATGGCCAATCCTCAAGGTCAAAGTAGTTTGGAACGATCCACATGTAATCCTTACCACCTTCACCCACTATTGGTAATTGATCTTGGTTGTAGCATACACGTCCATTTTGGTCGAAATGTAGCTTTTTGCCCAAATGGTAATGCATCCATGCATATGATTCAAAGATACGAAATGCACCAAAGTCTGAGTCTGGGTAGCCTATCCCTGTTTCAACGTGGTACTGTTGTGGAAACATTTTCACTATGTCAGCATGTGCTCTACCAAATGGGTGACAAATGATATCATTAGGTTTAACATGCTTTGCTAATTGTTCCTTAAGACGTTTGTCGAACTCAGTCCAATGTGGCGTACCGATAACAGCTGTGTTGCCATGGAATGCTGACTTCTCATGCTTGCCAGTTGATTTCTCAAGCTCCTCTTGTGAGAGTATCATGACCTTAATGGCAGCTTCTGATTCTGATACACCATTAGCATACTCAATCACTTCATAGCCCAATGGCTGCATCATTTTTGGGATGCGGAATGCTTTTTGTGTAAATGCACAATGATGAAAATCAGTATTCATCATAGTGTGAAATGGTGCAATAACGTGGAGAGTAGGCTTTTTCATGTTTTATAAAATATCATTACATTTTTAACTAACCATCCAAGGTGATAACCATCTTTCATGTAATCAACAAAGTCTTGTGTGGCGATTGGGTCATAGGTGTAACCAAACCATTCAAAGCGTGTTGCCCAGTAGCTCTTATCATGGCAATTAATGTGTCCATCACCACCTTGACCATGATTAGCTGCACTGAATATAACCATGCTTGGTTCAGCTTCAGCAATGAACTCAATGTATCTTTTGGAATATTGTGCTGGTATGTGTTCACCAACTTCGAGTGACAATACCACTGGTGATTTAATGGGGCATGGTTCTTTAGTGAGATCCATGCAAAAGCAATATACTGATCGCAAACATCTTTCATCGATGTCTATGCCAAATGCCGAAATCCCAGCATCACGTAATGCTTCAACGTAATTAGCAGGACCACACCCAATATCAAGTACACGAGTAACGTTGTAACCAGTAAGATAACGGGCAATTCGCTGCGCCTGTGGAGTTTCCTCATCAAGTATCCTGTCATAGTTGCATGGTTGGGTTAGTGACGTTATGTCCATTTACTTGTTGCCATATAATGCAACGTCATGCCTAATTACAAGCATGAAAGTAAGCAGTTCTAACATTGATACAGTTCACTATGACAACCACCACATGTTGCTATCAGTAACATTCCATGATGGTTCAGTATACAACTACACAAATGTTCCACCAGCCAAGTATCAAGCACTCATGAATGCACCAAGTAAAGGTAGCTACTTACACCATCACATTAAGGGTAAGTATCAAACCACCAAGTTACGGTGAGCTAGTACCAAGTGGCTTTTCCTCTGGCCCCTCATGTGGCTGTGAAGCAGCTAATGAGACCTTTTTGCGTCCACCTTTTGGTGCTGGTGCATTTGCTAATGGCTTATTAGCCTGTGCTGCTTTATTTGCCAAATCTTCTTTTAATTTAGCAGCTAATGCATTGTTAGCTCTGTTTTGTTCAATGTCAGCAAAGTGATCCAAGAATGCTTGTTTAATGTTTTCTTGTTTTGGTGTTAATTTCTCACTTACAACTGGAACTTCTTTTGCAGGCACACCTTGTACTGGTTGTTTACCAGAAAATGCAGGATATGTTGGTTGTTCTGTTTTAGGTGATTGTATTTCTGCTAATGCTTTTTCTAATTGATCAGCAGGTATCTTATTAAGTGCAGTAGCACCACCAGCTTGTGTTACATTGCTTATCTGTTCCGCTGTTGGATTGCGTTCAACACCTGTTAATGCTGATTGTGAACCAACTTGTCTCTTAGCTAACTTATCGGCAGCTTTGAGCCATTCTGTCATCTGTTTGTATTCAGGTGTCTGTCTTTTTGCCTCTATTTGTGCTTCTTCTTTTGCACGTTCAGATTGTGCTGCCTTTTCTGCTTCTTGTAAAGCTAATGACTGCTGATTTAATTGTTCAGCAGTAGCATATCCTTCACCAACTGATGGTCTTGGAGCTAATCTTGATTCTGTAGGTGGCATACCTAACACGCTACCCATAAATGGTGCAGGTGCTTCTGGTGCTGGTTGTGCAGCCAATGGTTTAGTTGGTGCAGCAGGTGTTTCTTCAGTACCTTTTGTTTCTTCTACAGATATTGGCTCATTCTTATTTGGTAATTGTTTACCATTTGATAATGAAGCTAAATCTTCTTTTGTATGTATTGGATTGATCGCAGTTGTATTGTACTGCCTGCGTATATTCTTTTGGAAATATGCGTATGGATCATCAGAATTTAACATTTCAGTGTATACGCTCTTTGGTACATTAGCGTAAGCATACTGATCAATGTTTTCACCTTTATATACAGTAGGTTTATTAAACTTAATGTACATGTAATCAGATCCATGACCAACTGATTCAATGTCACCCTTGTTAACAGGTATAGCATTAGCTATTGGTGAATCATCTGATTTCAATGTCTTGTCGAAATCAGTTACTTCATCATGTGACATACTTTTAACGTCACCAGCAACAGTGTATTGAGCACGTAAACGTACACGATTTGGACCATAACCTTCAGAGGTTGTGGGAGCTTGTGCAGCTAGTGGCTTTGTTGGTGTAGGTGTTGCAACAGGAGCAGGTGTAGCTGTTTCAGGAGCTTCTGTACCAGCTTTTTCTTCAGGTGTACCAACAGTTGCTTCCTGTGGTGTTGCTGGTGTTGGTGCTGGTGTTGGTTCTTCTGATATACCTTGCTTAAATCCTTGTACTGTATTGGCAATATTTTTACCACCTGATACACCTAATGTGGTTAATCCACCAAGTGTAGCACCTTGACCAAATGCACCACCCACTGAGGTCCCAGGGGCTTGTTGTGCCTCTGCGTTAGCAGCAAAAATACCACCTGTTCTTAATGCATCTTTAGCAGTCTGTCCAAGTACTGATGGTTGTGCTTTTTCAACACCTTTTTGAATAGCACCCATTGCTTCATTAGCTGTATTTAAACGTGATGCAGCATTGTTTCTTTGCAGTGTAGCTTGATACAACTGTTTCTTTAAATCATTATTTTCAGGATCTGCAGCAAGTTCCTTAGTTAATCTTTCAACATCTCCAGAATATGCTTCAACACCAATCTTTTCTGCTTCTATTGCATTTTGTACATCTTCTGGTGTTTTAAATTTTATAGTAGGCGTTTCAGATTCAAACATTTTATCAACAATAGAACCACCTGTTTCACCTATTAGCTTACCTTGATATCCACCTTTTATACCACCAACGAATTTACCAATTTTTGCACCAAGATTAGATGGCTGATTTGCAGCTGTTAAAGCTTTTTGTGCAGCAATTGCTCTATCTGCTTCAGATAATTCTGCACCACCTTTACTTAAAATGCTTTCTGGTGCAGCTACAAATGGTACAACATTTTCAGCGATGTTTGCTGCTGCCATACCACCTTCACCTATCTCACGTGTATCCATACCAGCACCATATTTCTTATATGATTCCAGTGCTTGATTTAATTTAGCTGTATCAGCGGTGCGTTCAGCTGCCATTTTTGCTGCAGCTGGTATATCTGATGGTTCACCTGCTTGTGCATAAACTTGTTGTTTAGCAGCAGAATAAGCTTGTGCAGGAAATGCTGCTAACTTACCCATACCTGTTACTGCACCTCTTTGTATACCTTGTAATGTATCTAATGGATTTGTTACTAATCCTTCAGCAGCTTGTCCAACTGTTGACAATGCTGAACCTACCAGATTTTTACCACCTTGTGCAATATTGCCCAAAGTATTTTGATCAGGCATTAAATTGTATGCTGCTCTTTGTCCAACATTAGTATTTTTATAATAATTCTCGTAAGCACTTTGTAATGCTTTTGTATTTTCATCAGAAGGATTTTGATTAACATTTGCTTCAGCTTGTTGTACTGATTTAGCCAATGAATCAATATCTGTTGGTACTGATTTTTGACTAGCCACATAACTTTGAGCATTTTTTAATATTGCATCAATATCATCTGCTGCTTGTGGCTGACCACTAGATGGTACAGTAATAGGAAAAGGAACATTAGCAGCTGGTTGTGATGGTGCCTTTTGTTTCTGTGAACCTATAAACGTCTTAGCTTGTGACAGAATATCATCAATAGACGGATCTTGGCTTGCAGTATTAGCTGTAGGATCTGGCTGCATTGATGTATTTATGGAAGTTGATTATAGAGATCTTGTGCTTGAGCTTTTTGAGCTGCTGTTGCGTTTTGATTATTAATTACTTTCATTAACGCAGCTGCTTGTGGTGCTGATGCAGCAGATAATGTTCTGTTATTCAATTGTACTCCAGATGATGGACTATTTTGTTGAGCAGGATGTGCCTTATTCCATTCATCTGACATTAGCACTTGCTGCCATGGTGTTCTATTTGGGTTAGACTTACCATTAACAAAATATGGATTTTCATTAGCATATTTTTGAAAATTATCACCAGCTCCTTCAATTGTGTGGTAATCTTTGTTGTATTCACGTGCATAATCAATTAAATCATTAGTGCGATCCAATCTGCTTAATGCATCGTTAATAACAATATCATTAGTTTGTGTTAATTGAGTAGGATTAGGTGATGCAGCTGCAATCCATCCTAATTCATTATTCATTATTCTTCCTAAACCAGATGGTCCACCAGATGCATTTGGTGCACCTAAAGTATTGCTACTTGAACCAAGTCTTAACATTTCAGTAACAAGACGATCATGAATGTTTTTCATTGCTTCAAGATCAACTGCATGACTTTGTGCCAATGCTGCTTGTTTTTTTACATTTGCATCTGGTGATTGTGCAAGACTATTGATAAATGCTTGTACATTTTGTCCTGATGCTAACAATGGAGTTATTAAAGATGAAACTGGTCCAGTTGATGTACTATGATTTAAATTCTGAAACTCTTGTAGATCGTTTGTAACCTGTGCAATGTTAGATTGCATTCCATCAGCAATAGTCATTTGACTATTACCTTGTTTATAAGCTGCAGTTCTAACTTTTGCAGCTTCTTTGGGATCATAAATTCCCATAGCTGGATTAGGTGCTGGCATTGCATGATTAGGATTTTGCAATGTTGGTGCACTTGCTATATTCATAGCATCTTCTTTTATTGCACCAATACCTACTCCTTCTGGTGTTTGATATGTAGGATCAATTAACTTTGCTTGCATTACAGCACTTTTTGCATCGTTATATAAATCCATTCTATCTTTAGGTATTGAAGTTGGTTTACTAATTCCAATTCCACCTGGACCAGATGTTTGTTCATAGCCGTTATCCCAATCTATCTTATGCCATGACATCAAATTACCTTGTGGTCTAAATCCTTGTCTAATGAGGTTAGCATTTTGTTCCAATTGTTGTGGAGTTAATGAAACACCATTAATTTGAAAGTTTCCATTAGGTAATACTTTAATATCAGAATAAGGTCCTGCTTCTTCCTTTGGTGTGGCAGCTTGTGCTTGTTGATTAGATACTGCTTGTGCCTGTTGTGTTACAGGTGCATTACCAGTCGCTTGTGACGATGGAGTTATGGAAGGAGTATTTGATAAAGCAGCAAATGCATTAGTTCCAACACTTGGAGTAGTTGGTGGTACAGAAGCTAAAGATGGTAAGGCATTAGATCCAGTAGTTGTTCCAGCAGATGGAGCTGCTGATGTAATAGCAGATGTAACAGCATTAGCAACATTTGCAGGAGCTGTTTGATTTGGTGCAGTATTTGTTTCAGGAGTTTCTTCTGGTTCCTCTGTGGCAGGTATATTATTTTCTGGGTTAGCTTGATCTTTTGCTTCTTGTTCTGCTTTTTGAGCTGCAGATTGTATACCTTTTGAATTTAATATTTCATCTGCTATGCTAGTACCAGTATTAGCAGGAGGTTGTGCTAACAAACTTGATTTTGGTGTAGTTACAACAGGAGCACCTATTGCTGCACTACTAATATTTCCAGTTGTAAATTTATTGCTAAGATCTTGCAGATTAAAAGCACCTGTGTATTTACCTATGTCACCTTGATAACCAGACATTCCTGTTTCAAAGTTTTTCTTATTCTCATTAGCAATTTGCTCATATCCATATTTGGATAACAATGCTTGTGTTTCAGATGGAAGACGTTTCATGCCTTCATTTGCTAGCATTTGATTGTATCTAGCTTGCGAAACAGCAGCTGCTGTCTCTGGTCCAACTAAAGCAGTAGCTTGTGCATTCTTTAATGAATTAGCATATGCTTGCTGCGTTTGACCAACATCAAACTTTCCAATGTTTGATGGAACACTGAAGGCTTGTGGTAATGCGCTTAATTGAAAGCCTGTTGTTGGATCATTCGGTATTGGCATAACTAATTATTTACCTCCAAATGGGTTAACAAACGTTGGTATATTGGTTGGTACAGTCGATGTATTACTAGAACCCAAATTATACAATAAATTTGGTGAATTTAATGTAATGTTATTACCCGTATTAAATGGATTAGGCGTATTTGGTGTTTTAGTACCAACCATGTTTCCATAGATATTAGCTGCACCCATTAGTGATCCACCTAATGCACTTTGTGCATTTGCTTGGCTTTGTAATGCATTTGTTAGCAGACCAGTCTTATCAATGTTGAATTGATTCATTTGCTGATTTTGACCAATAGCTGCTGAGGCCAATGCTCCTGGATCCAATCCAGAAGTTGGTAATCCTGCCATTTCTGTTTGTGATAAATTCTGACCAAGACCAATTGCATTGTTAATTTGTCCTTGTGCTGTGAGTCCCAAATTAGCTGCTGCTAATGGACCAGCACCAAACCCACCTGCACCACCTGATGCCATTGCTGAACGTGTTACCGCATTTGATACATCTGGTGTCAATTTACCACCTTGTGCCACTTGTTGTGCTACAAGATTCTGTGTACCAGCACGTGCTGCTGCTGCTTGTGGGAAATATTGTTGTTCTAACTTAATTGAGTTAGCAAGGTTCTGTTGAGCTGCTTGCTGTGCTTGTGTCTGCAATGCATTGAGATCAATTGGCTGATACGTGAGGTTTTGTGCCATCTGACCAGCTTGCTTTGCAGCTGATTGTGCATCCATTGATCCACCAAGAGCTGATCCAATGCCAGCACCAAGGAGACCACCTCCAATGGCACCAACGCTAGCGCCAAGAAGACCAGCACCACCTGCTAGTGCACCACCGATACCTAAGACTGCAGTTCCTACGAAAGCCATTTATTGTTTCTCCTTTAGTTCGATTAGCTTCTTTTGGAAGTCCTCAAGTTGTTTACGCATCTCATGATCACGAAAAGCTGGTGTTTTCACTGTTAATGTTTCTTCTAGTATTTCAATGTTTGTTTCATCTGTTGGATGCACTGTTGCCCAACGCATTGTTTCATGAATGTATAGTATCTTGCGGACACCAGCATTTGATTTAATGATGCATGGTGCTTGTATCTCATGTACAACACCGTCCATTAATACTGATGCACGTCCTGTTAAGATGATATTAAAATGTTCTGTTGTATGCTCTCTGCCGATGATGAATGCACCCTCTGGCATTGTTATCTCACGTAGATATACATGTGGGGCGAAACTGTGATGTAATGGGCAATCAATCTGTGGCAGCTTTAGTAACTCAGCTTCTAGCTTGTTGATATTATCAAGTGAGCAATCAGCATTAGCCAAACGATCACCGTCAGATTGGCTGCGTACTATTGATTGATCTGCTACTTGTAATGACATTTTATTGATATCCACAGAATACAAACCATTTTGCACCTGTTACAGTGCTGGTGTTTTGTAATGATGTTAACACTGTTTCACTATTTGAAATAATTTGTGATACTGTTACCTGTAATGCATTGGTTGATTCATCCAATGTTTCAGTGCTATTACGCAGGTTCTGTACTTCACTTTGTGTGTAGCTTGAGCTAACTGGCAATGCAGCAATAGCACCAACTGCTGGTGATATTGATGTGTTTGATATGCCACTAAATGTACCAACAGGTGGTAATCCACTTAATGCACCAAGGAATGAGAAATTAGGTAAACTACCACCAGAACCAAAAAGGTTTTGCAAATTAGAATTTTGTGCCTGTGTCAAACCAGTAATTGTGCTGATAACACGTCCGTCTAATAGTATCCAACCATTAACTGTATCATCACTTGTGCGGAAAGCTGCTTTAAGATCACCAACTTGTAACTCAGTGATTGGTTGATATACACCATTGTTTGAGTTCCATGTCTCAAAGCGTTGTGTACTAGTATTGTAAAATATTCCTTGGTTACTGTTTGGAGCAGTTGCACCTTGTTGAAAGAAGCTAACATTTTGTGAGATTGATCCACTAATGTACTCACAAACGATTCCCAAGAAATCATTGATATTAACGGCCTGAATATTCACAGGAACTGGTATAGGCGTTAATGTGATTGGGATGGTCGTACTCATGGAATTACTTTATCAATATAAGGTTAAAATAGGCAATGGTTTAAGATGATGGTAACGGTAATTGATAACCCAGTTCTAGATAATGACTTTCAACAGGGGTTATGGCCAGTTTAGAATCACGTGATACTGTGGTATAGCTTGGTATATCACCTTCAACATATTCAGGTGCAGTAACAACTGGTAATATGTGTTGGCCATCTTCTGGTGGCACTACGGCACCTTCAGTGTTATCAGGGTTAGCATCAACGGCTATACGGTAAGCTTTGAGGGCACCAACACCGTTAAATTGAAGTAATAGGCTAAATGCCCTATCTATATCATCTTGGAATTGGCTTTCCACGTTAACAGAGGTGTTTTCCTCAGTTATGCGGTTATCTTTGGACAAGATGTCACGTGTCTGCTTAACAAAATTGATAGCAGGTGTGTTGTTAATGATAGGAAGGTAATCAGGGTTATTCAACAAAATGGACCCAGGGGTGGCGGTGACAGCCGTATCCAATAATTGATGATATTGTCCTCTTAAGCCTTTCCAGTACCCATTAATAGTCAAATTTCCATATATTTCACTCAATAATAGCCTAAAATACCTGAAAACCGAATATGTAAACATTGGATTAGTCATGTTTACATTATGTGCTTTTGTCTCAATGGCCCATGATATTGGGTTATTATTATCACATCTGTTGCCATTAAAACCCTCCCAGATGCGTAATTGACCGTCATAATCAAGAGATAAGCAGTAGTTCCTTATCTTACCATAGATTGACTCTGTTGCCCATTCTATTGGCCTTAAACCCGTCCAAACACCTTGCCAGCCAGTGCCACCAAAGTTTGTAATCGTGTTCAAATAAAAAGCACTAGGGGTAACTAAACGATCCAATACCTGTGTATGACCATTGTATACCTTGCTATTGTATGTTGCTGAATAGCCTGTTGTATTGCTAGCAACTGCTACTGGTACTGACCACCACACATATGAGTCAAAATGACCAGCACATATCTTGGATCTGTCATTACCCATTTGTTGCTTTGAATAGCTCATTTCACTATCAATTGGTGTAATTGATTGTGTTGATGTAACAGTACCTAAGTTATCAAATGCTACAATACCAGTATTTGAATACCAATAAAGTAGACCCATGTGTGTAATCATGGATTTATGTGATACACATCCTGTACCTGAGAATATCTTGCGTACAAAATCAGGTGTTGATGTCCATGAACTACGTTGCTGAACACCAGTGTATATTGTGTAAATTCCATCCTCAGTACCAATAAACATCAGATTTTCTAATGTTCCTGATGTACCACGATCAATCATGCCAGTGATGTTCTTTGGGAATGTGAACACTGGTATATTGGTTAACACTGTTTCTTCAGTAAAATGTAATGGGTCACTTGGATCAGATGCAAACAACTGTGTACCGTTTGATACCCATAATCTGTTACCACTCCATGCCATATATTTGCCGATGCGTGTTTGGTTATATCCATCGGTATATATGATGTTACCTTTGCTATCTAAGGTCCATTGTTTGGTCGGGTTCAGATGATTGCCTGATGTTCCGTCCCAATAACCAGCACGACTCACACCATCTTGTATCATTAGTGTGTTAACTGGTTGTGTAATGAATACTGTGCCATCTTGTATGGTCGCACTGCGTACAGTGTTGCAAACACACATTTGATCCACATTGGTATCAAACAATAACTGCTGCAATTGTCTTGGCGTATCATATGTGCCATCAGCATTAATGTTGGCAATAAATACACCACCACTGATACCATAAACAAATTGTGGACCACCAGTTGTTGGTTGAAATATTGTAAAAAATTGTGGTACTAACTGTAACTGACTATCACTGTTTAACGTCACAACCCAACCAGTATAGGAACCAGTGTTTGATTGTGATGTAACAGTAACTGTTAATAAATTGCTATCATCTTGTGAAACAACTGTACCAACCATGTACTTTGTTGAATCAGTAAGTGATGTTATGGTTATGTTTTCACCATAATTAAAATTACGCAGGTTTTCTACATATAATGTAACTGTACCAGTGGCTAGTGTTACTGTATCACTTGATTGTGATAAATTGACTAACCAATTGTAAAGTGCACCAGTTTGATCAGTTGTTGATAGATCGATCACTGTGTCGTACCCAGGGCGTGTTTGCCATATGCCACCCTTGTTTACCGCATTTTCAGCCCAACGCACTTGTGTATCCTCAATGAACTGTGGGTCCAAGAAGCTATTGACACCACCAGTAAGGCCAGTGATGTCTTTGAAAGTTCTTGTATTAGGTACATTTTGTGCCATGTGAATTGATTATTAACGGTAGTCGGTGCAGTCCATGCCCCAACCTGGTTCAATTTGCAGCTTAAAGTTAGCTGGACCATCTTGTATCAATTGTTGTTCTAGCAACAACTGAAACGCTTTGTTCTCATATGTCTGTCCAAGATCAGTATTGTTTGTTTCCCATAAACGTATGCTCTTCAGCAATAGCAACATTGCTTGTTTTGATGGGAATGGTACCAAATCATTATCATTAACAAGTTTTATCTCGGCACGTCTGTACATGATGCGTACCCACTTACATGCTGCATTAACACGTATGCGTCTGTATTGTGGTTGTGTTTCCTCTGGTGCATAATAACCAAGTGTTTCACCAGCTCCACCTTGTACACCAGCAAATGCAATAAGCTTCACATAACCTTGTGTTACTGGCTTAATGACTCTTGTGATTGTTTTAAATTGTGTAGCAGCTGAATCAGTTGATGCATAACCATTGAGTAATGGTATTTGAACAATATCAAACTTGGTATTGTAATTAGAGTCCATGGTGTCGCCATGAACTTCAATGCTGAGATTGCCTTGGCCATCAGCTGGATTCTCAACAATAGCTGCAAGATAGGACCAACCCTTTGGATCTTGAAAGGTAGCATATTTGCCACGATCATCCCAAACGTAACCAGTGTCAGGTCCTACACCACCATAGCCACCAGCGGTGCCTGCACCCCACTCGGTCCCAGGGCCATTTATGTGGTACTGAAACCATGAGTTTCTAAACTGTGCAGGAAATCCACCAACATTACATGCCAATATTGTACCAACTTCACTTGGTACAGTAACCACACCATTGCAATCACAGCATATATCCATTTGTCCCAAATATGGGTCCCAATTGGTTTTCCATGACACCATATCAATGGCACGTTGGATGTAATCAATGATAACGTCTCTATCATCAATACCCAATATGTCACGAGTCTTGGCAGCAGCAATGATGTCGCCAAGAACTGGTGGTGCTAGGTTTGGTTGGCCATGTGTTAGCATGATAAATTATTCGTTATCTTCGTCTTCTTCAGCTTGTGATTTTGCTTCATATGTTTCGTGTTCTTCGTCTTCCTCTTCTTCTTCCATTGCTTTGGTGTTCTTGCCACCTTTTGTGACACCAGCTTTGTGGGCGAGATCATCAACGAGATCTTCAGCACTGTTGGTTTCTTCGTGTTCTTCTGGTAAACAGATTGTGCGAATCTCAAGTTCAACTGAACATGTTGGCTCTTCACCATCTACTTCATGGATGTGCATTGATTTGCGAACATAGTCCACAAGTACACAACCTTCTTTAGGTAGTTTTTCTAGTCCCTTGATATCACTAATGTATAGTGTTGGATAAAATGTTTTTTCTTTGCCCTTTTTGACTTCATCTAAGCTGGTCATTTTGGGCAAAACTTTGCTCATCTTTTTGCCAACTTCAATGTGCACTGGGAATTCATCGTAGCGTTCTTGTTCTGTCATAATATTTTATGGGGATAGGTTAATCGTTGCCACCAGTCTGCCACCCTGGGGAGTTAATAATGTAAGTACCCGTTCCTTGATAATTGTACACAGACAACTGTGCACCCACTAACAAGAAATTAGCACTTGTTGATAAGTAAATATTAGAACCTTGTGTTAATGGTAATAGTATTGAGTGTGAGTAACCTTGTACCACACCAATACTTGTTGAAGCTGAGTTAGCTAATCCCCAATGGATTGTTGCCACAGTGTTACCAAGACCAACTTGTATATTTAAATCACCATCAATACCGCTGCCAGCTGTTGCAGCACCACCAACCCAAGCAAATTGTATCTTGAAATCGCATATATAGCCACCACTTGAAAATGGTATCTGACCCATGTTAAGGATCTGATTTCCAGTCATTGATGTTATTGTGCCATTATATGGTAATGTTGGATTCCATTGATGACCAGTAAAGTAAGCTAATATTGAACTAGTACCTGCAGGGCCAGTGGCACCTGTTGCACCTGTAATACCATGTAAACCAATTTGTCCTTGTGGACCAGTTGGTCCAGTGACGCCAGTTGATCCCTGTTGCCCACGGTTACCTTGTGGACCTGTAGCACCAGATGGGCCACTAGGACCCTGTGGACCAGCTACAATCGTGGTTACTGGGGTAGGTGGGGTACAGTTGGGACTTGGCCAACTAGTACCATCAGAGCATGAATTACAACCGTTTGACATATTTTTATGGTATCAGTTAAGGGCTTTTGGGGCAATTATTAGGGTATACTTGTTGGTGGATTTGCTGGAGTCAATGGTTCCAGTATTGGTCGACCATTAGCATCAGTCCAACCAGTGTTGATGATATGTGGATCATTGCGTTCAGCTATTACCATCCAATTAACAGTACTTGTAGATGTGCTATCTTGGCATGTTATTGTTAGAACGTTGTTTAATACTGATCCTCTAACACCTGACCAATCTGTTTGATTGGTAACAAATACTTGAACATTTTTGGTTAATGCTACAAATGTTCCTTCTGTCATACCAAAGTGAGCATCTAGATCAACTGTTGCTACACCACCTGATAAAGTAGCAGTTCCACGATATATTAGATCACAATATGGTCCTTCAATAAAGGAGTGTACTAATTGATTTGTGGTCGATTTTGATGGTAATGGATGCGGTATGCGGAATGAACCAGATCCTTTGGATAAAGCACCTGAGAAACTAGCACTACCATCACCATATAGCCATGTGTTGGCTGCTGTGCCATAGGCACCATTGGTGAGACCTAAACCGTAGTTGTTAGTACCACTACCAGAAGCACCATTGGTGTAGATGACAACAGGACCAGGGCCAAAACCTGCCTGTGCATATATCAAACCAGCAAATGTTGCTACTGTATTGGATCCACCAGAATTTCCATTTAATACTACAGAATTACCAGAACCACCATTTACATAAAGATTTGAAAATGATGGAGAACTTGATGTATTTAATGTTTGATTGTAAGCACCAACACCAGTTGCTCCAGTTTGTCCAACAGAACCAGCTGCACCAGTAGCTCCAGTTACACCAGTAACACCTGTTACACCTGTAACACCTGTAGAACCTTGTGTTCCACCAATACTAATATTCCATGATGTATAAGTGCCTGAACCTGATGTAAGAGTAACATTAATTACTAATGATGTGGATGAATATGAAGTAACAGTACCCTCCATCCAATTTGTTGTACCACTTGAATAAACTGCTCTAACATATGCTCCTGTTTGATATGCTAAATTTGCTTGTGTGGTAAATGTCTTTGAACCAGTACCAATTGTATTACTTGTTGTCGAAGTTGCATAATAACCAGCACCAGTTGGACCTGTAGGACCAGTTGGACCAGTAGGTCCCGTTGGACCAGTTGCACCTGAAGGACCAGTAGGACCACTTAATCCTGATGGTCCTGTTACACCTTGAATTCCTGTTGGCCCTGTTACACCTGTTAATCCTTGAGGTCCTTGAATACCAGCGATCGACAATAACCAATTACTATATGTGCCACTACCTGATATTAAACTTACATTAACAATTAATGTGGTCGATGAATATGAAGTGACTTGGCCTTCTAACCATATTGATGTATTTGATGCATATATGATTCTTATTTGCGAACCAACAGCATAAGCTAAGTTAGCTTGTGTAGTTAATGTAACTGATCCAGTTGATAAACCAATACTAGTTGTGGAAGTACCATAATAACTAGGACCAGTTGATCCAGTTGAACCAGTAATACCTGCAATACCAGTTGCTCCTGTTGGTCCAGTAATTCCAGTTACACCTATTACACCAGTAGCACCTGTTACACCTTGTAATCCTTGTGCACCAGTAGGACCAGTACCACCAATTAAACCTTGTGACCCAGTTGCTCCAGTTGATCCAATACCACTAACTCCTTGTAATCCTTGCGGACCAGTTGGTCCAGTAGATCCAATTGGTCCTGTTACTCCAGTTGGACCTGTAGATCCTTGATTACCACCTGCTCCTTGTATTCCTGTTGGTCCCATTGCACCAGTGGCTCCAGTTGAGCCAGCACCAGTAGCACCAGCAGGACCAGTAGCTCCAGTAGGTCCAGTTACGCCAGTATATCCTTGTGGGCCAGTTGCACCTGTTGCACCGCTAGCACCATAAACACCAGTAATACCTGTGGCACCAATTGGTCCAGTGGCTCCAGTGGAACCTGCACCAGTTGCACCAGTGGCACCTGTTGCACCAATTGTGGCAGCAGGACCAGGGGCACCTTGAGCACCAGTAGCTCCAACTGGTCCTGTGGCTCCTGTATAACCAACACCACTTGCACCAGTAGCTCCAGTAATGCCTTGCAATCCTTGCAAACCACTAGCACCAGTAGCACCAGTGCCACCAACATTTGCAGCAGCTCCTGCAGGACCTTGTGGACCTGTTTGGCCGATTGGTCCTACGGGACCAGTTGCACCAGATGGACCAGCAGGACCAGCAATAAATGTGGTCACAGGTACTGGTGGTGTACAAGTGAAGTCTTGCCACGAATCTGAACATGAATTGCAACCTGTAGATGACATATGATTAAATTATTGTTCTATTTGCATTACAAAATTAGATGCAGAACTATTTTGTATTGTAAGTGAAGAACCACTGTTTTGATATACTGTTACATAGAAACGAGAAGGATTTCCTGATGCGTTAAGATCAATTAAACCAGTACTCATTGTTATGTAATTACCAGTACTATTATTTGGACCTGTATATGCTGCATATAAATTACCAGTATTATCCCATATTCCAAGTGTAAGAACTCCTCCACCTGAATTTCCAGATATATTAATTGAAGCTGTTAAACGTATTCTTTTAAGAGAAAAAAGTGATGGTACGTAAATGTAAGGTGATTCACTTCCTAAAGTACTGTTATTTGTGTGCCAAAAACCATTAGTAGGTGTTATTGTTATACTTGTATCACCAGCATAACCACTACCTGATCCTACCACATTAAATGATGAAATAGAACCATATAACAAGTTTGCAGTTACATTACCTCCTGTTGAACCAGAATCGCCATTAACACTAATTGTAGGTGATAATATAAAATTGCTTCCACCTTCTAAGACATTAACAGATGTAATTGAACCACCTGAAACATTTACTAATCCAACTGCTGTATTAAGTTTTCCATCATCATATACCACATTGTTCCATGATACTTGAGTTAAAGAACTATCATTAACAGTTTGAGTACCGTTAATCATATTTAAATAACAACCTTTTCCTGTCCACAAATCAGTATAATTAGATGACCCGTTATCAATTAAACCTGTAGAAAATAAACCATTAGATTTTATGTAACATTGTGAACAACCAGAATCTATTTTCATTGGGACTGCACCACCAAACAAACATCCTGTAGCTACAATATTTCTACTACTATTTGTTACATATATTGAACGAGCTATATGTTGCTGATTAGTAAAATCAACATTGCTTATCATTATACCATTACTGTTGCTAATATAAATTTGATTGGATCCACCATCTTGTAAGATTTGTCCTCCAGTCATATATCCTGCACCTAAATGATTTTCGATATGAATAGTTTCACGTGTTGTTACTTTACCACTATTTCCATTATCAAATAGAAAATTTGTTAAATACATTGTTGAACCAATATTATTAATAGAGCTATTGGTTTGTACCGTAAGAATGTTATCAATTTGAATTCCTTGTGATGTAAATGTAGGTTGAGTTATATTTACACCATAGTTAAAAAATTCAATAGTGACATTGCTTAATTTACAATTAACGCAATCTGTAATAGCAAATCCTGATCCTGATCCTAATCCACTCGATGTTGGAGGTAATGAATTAGTAGAACCACAAACATAAGTATTTAAAATAGTGACATGCCATCCGTTGTTAATGACAATACCGTTTGTCCAACCATATATAGGACTTACACCAATATTACCTGTAATCATAACATTATCTATTAATGTTATATCTCTGCTTTCAATTGATTCAGAATGTCCGTTGTTTATTGAAATTGCTGTTCCACACGCTGCATTATTTCCATACAACGAAAAATCGCAAAATTCTATTCCTACATTATATGAATCAGGTGTTCCTAAATAACAATCAAAACCATCAGTTCCAGAGCTTTGAATAATAATAGTATTTGATTTTCCGCAACCCATTATTCTTACACGACCAGTATATCTACTTGCTGATGTTCCAACATTGATCATTGTTGTTATATTAAAAGTACCTGATGGTATTAACAATGTTCCATTAACATCCATTGCTGCATTTACTGCAGCTTGTAACTGAGAATTGTTATCTGTGTTGCTTGATGATACGCCATAGTCTTCTGCATAGATATATGGGTCATTACCCCAAACAACAGTGCTTGCATTATTGGTTATTAATCTTTGTCCAATTGTTCCAGGAGAAGTACCAGCTGCACCTGTTGGACCAACTGCACCAGTAACTCCAGTTTGACCTTTGTCTCCTGTTGGACCTTTATCGCCAGTAGGTCCTTTATCTCCTGTTGGCCCATTTGCACCAGTAATTCCTTGTGGACCCTGTGGACCAGTAATACCTTGTGGACCTTGAGCACCAGTTATGCCAACTGCACCTGTTTGACCAATTGCACCTTGATTACCACTTGGTCCTTGTGGACCAGAAATTCCTTGAGGACCTTGTGGACCAGAAATTCCTTGTGGACCTTGTGGACCAGTAATTCCTTGAACACCAGTTATTCCCTGTGCTCCTTGAACGCCAGTAGCTCCAGTTGCTCCTTGTATACCAGCAGATCCTGTGGCTCCTGTAGCACCTGTACCGCCACCGCTACCACCAGCACCAGTTGGACCAGTTGCTCCTTGTGGTCCTTGTGCACCTGATGGACCAAAAATATTAGCAACAGCTGTTGCACCCCATACACCTAATGCATGTTGATATACGTTACCATTAACTTTATCTAAATAAAAATCACCATTAACACCTGTTGGATTTGGATATCCTGAACCCACATACCATACCGATCCACTTGGTCCTTGAATTCCAGTAACTCCTGTTGGGCCAGTTTGTCCGATTGGGCCTGTTTGACCAATTGATCCAGATGGTCCTGTTGGACCCGATGCACCAACACCAGTGGCACCTGCTGGACCTTGAACACCAGTAGAACCAGTAGCACCTTGCGTGCTAGCTGGACCAGGGGCACCTGTGGCACCTGCAGGTCCTGTTGCTCCTGTGTATCCAATTGGACCTGTTGGACCAGTGGCTCCAGTAACACCTGCACCCGTTGCTCCCTGTGGACCAATAGCGCCTGTAGCACCTGTACCACCATTACCACTACCACCACTACCATTAGCACCAGCTGGACCTGCTGGTCCTTGTGGACCCATTGGACCAGTTGCACCCGTTGCACCCAATGTGCTTTCGGCAGTTGTGGTGATTGGTTGGGTTACTGTGTTAATTACGGGTGTAGCCATGCGAACAAGGAATTTCCAAAGTTTACGAATTAGATTCAAAGATTAGTTGAATTGATATGTTTGGTGTTACTGCTGTCTTACCATGAGAATCTGTTACTGTGCAATTCCATACTGCATTCATTGTGGTCGAAACCGATGATGATGCTGACCATACAGAATAGTTATCTGACGTGTGACTAATTGCTGGTGTTGAAGAACCTGATACACGTGCCCATGTATATGTATATGGTGATGTACCACCATTAGCTGTAACAAATACTTGTGAACTTACACATGCAGTTGAACCATGATAAATAATTACATCACCAAATGCCGTTGTTGAATTAACATCAGCAGTTAATGCTGCGTTTAATGTACCAACAAATGCTGTATTAAATGGCTTCATCTTAATATGCCCATGCTGCTGATATACCTAGATCAGTTGTAGTCCATGCAGTTAATGCTAATAAGCATGATGTTGATGGAGCGATCGTTGTTGGCGCACCAACACTTGAGGGATACCATGTCCAACTTGATGGGAATGTAAGATTACGTGTACTTGTATCAGATGTTACTCTAATTAACAGCGACTGTCCTTGGCGAATATTTGATGTAGTAAATGTCACATCACCAGTTAACTGTACTTGCTGCATATCACCTTGGCTAAAATCAATGTTGGTGGTAGCACCATAAGTCATTGTTTTAACGGTATTTGAGAAAATATTGGCAGAATATGATAATGGCCCAGTAATGTTGCTTGATAAACCAATTGTATAAACCGCACCAGTAGATGTTACATTTACTTGATTTGCTTGGCCTAATATTGTTGGTACTGGACCAGTTTGACCAGTTGGTCCCATTGGACCAGTTGGACCAGATGGACCACCTGCTGGACCTGTAGCACCAGTATGTCCTATTATGCCTGATGCACCTGTAGCACCTGCTGGTCCCTGTGGCCCTAATGCTCCAGAAGCACCTGTTGGACCCTGTGGTCCTGTTGGACCATATGCACCAGTAGCACCAATTGGACCCGTAGGTCCTGTTAAACCGATTGATCCCTGTAAGCCTGTGGCTCCAGTTGACCCTGTAGGGCCTGTAGAACCTGCACCAGTGGCTCCTGTTGGTCCAATAGGGCCAGTGGGTCCACTTGGACCTGATGGGCCACCATTTGGACCTATTGGCCCTTGGGGACCTGATACACCTGTAGCACCCACAACACCCTTAAATAGGTATGCAACTGTCGGTGGGATTATACAATTATTGTCCATGTTTTTATAATACGGTTAAGTTAACGGTGGCGCAATCCTATTAAGATAGATAGACTTAGGATACATGCGTGTCGAAATAATGATGGTTACATACCGTAAGGATTACGAGTTTGCTGAGTATACTTTACGTACAGTTAAGAAGTTTGGAAGTGGTTATAGTGGAATCACTTTAGTTGTGGAATATGGTGATAGGGAAATGTTCCAAGTGTTAGCTGACAAATATGGCTGCACTTTGCGTCATTATTTGCCCATGGCTGGTAAAGAGTTCCTACACCACATGATAGCCAAATGTGAGGCTGATTTATGGTGTCCCAAGGGCACTGAGGCAGTAATGCACATTGATTCAGACTGTATATTTGGCGAACCGTTCAATATGGAGACATTTATCCATGATGGTAAACCATTGCTAGTCAGGGAGCATTTTGATGATTTTAAGCATCATACCAATCGTATCAAATGGCGCACTAACATACAAAAAAACCTTGGTTTTGATTGTGAATGGGAATGCATGGTGAGACACCCAGCAGTGTACTTAATTGATATGTATCGCAGATTCAGGAATCACATTGAGGATCTGCATGGTTACCCATTTACGGCATACACATTATTACAAAGAAATGAGTATCCACAGACATTCTCAGAGTTTCCTGATATGGGTGCGTTCATATTGAAGTTTGATGCACACAAGTATAGGATTGTAACTGTGGCACCCACCCCTGGTTCCTTTTGGGCTGATCCCAAGTGGAAACAATTTGGTCTTGAGCCAATGCCTCGCAACGACCGTTTTGAACCCATTGGTGAGCGTCCATACACAGTTATCTATGACATGGACACAAACCCTGTTAAGGGTGATTTAATCAACCCTATACGTTACTTTTGGTCGAGACGTGGTGTTACCCCTGAATACAGACAACAAATTGAAGCAATGCTTAAGGATTAACAGTCTTTAAGTACTGCTCAATTATTGGTATCTTGTTAACAGTTCCTGATACATTCTTACATGCTTTGTAAGAGAAATGTACCAAATGGCTTTCTGCCCAACGACCAATGCTCCATGCACCAACAAGATTGGTTCTACGGATCCAGAATGCATCAGATTCTTTAAGGATGATTTCCTTATCTGTTGGCATCTTTAGATTGGTACTGTAATCATGTTCTCTAATAGCTTCTATTAGGAACTTTAATCCTTCACGATCAGCTGTAACCGCACTGATTTCACCATTTTCTAAGAAGTTAACTGCTTCAGCTTTTGGCAGATCATCGGTTGTAAACTGTGAGTTAGGAAACACATCATATTCTGTGTAGAAACCTGCACCAGAATAATCAAATGCTAACCATCTGTAAAACTTAGCTAACTGTGTCTTACGGTTACCATCTGTTTTAAGATTCTTTAATGTAGCTTTGAGTGCTTGATACTCAGGATGCTTTGTTGCGTCCCATTCTGTTAACACTACTGGATTATAACCAAAACGTGTCCATGTCTTTTTCCATAGTTCCAATACTTGTTGCTGTGCATTAGGATTGTTATCTGGATCAACATCAAAATATGTCATGATGGTTTTTAACTTAACTGGTAAATCAACTGTACCACCTTTGATGTACTTATTGCGTATGCCAATCAATGCTGACATATCTTTGACACCATGTAAGAATACTGGTTTTTCACCATTCTTGCGGATACTTTCAAGATCACTTTCGCTAATGGTTTTACGATTAAAATCCATTAACATAGCATTGGTATCTTTGGCTATTGGTAAGATTCTGTTAGCATGATAAATGTCATAGGCAGAAGCTGCTGGTCCACCAATCATGTTCATGCCACCTGCACGTTGCCAGAAATCACTGGAGTAAAGAGCAGCACCATTCAGGTGTTGACCAGGGTTGACTGGCACAACATGACCAACTGCAAATTTGCCATCATTGTATGCTTCACCAAACTCTTCAAGCAGTCTGTCAATCCACCCAGGGGACAGTGGCACACAGTCAGCTTCCATATTCAGGAATGCATAGTAATCTGTTTGCCATTCAGAATTATTCATACGTTCCAACAAATCATAAAACATCTCATTTGGACCATATGGATAACCCACAGCATTCATGCGTCTGCATTTTAGCTGCTTACATTTTTCAAACTTATCTGTCATCTTATCAATTAATAGATTTGGCATTTGCTCTGCATCATAACGTCTGAAAAACAATATGTCTGCTTTCTCATTACGTTTTGGTTCCAAGTCAGCAATTAATTCTGATAACGTCTTTGCCATTAATCTATCACCGTCATAATAGTTGATAACTATTAGTAATTTGCGTGCTGGCTTTTTAGTAGTCATTAGTATGATGGCACGAATGCCTTTTTCTTGTTAGTGTTATGGTAAGTGTATCCGACTGGTCCCAAATGTAATGGCATCACTGCCATGTCTACATATGCTTGATGACCAGCTTGTTTTGCTCTGTAACAAAATGATGTGTCCTCAGAATGTTCATCATCAATGTGATTAAAGAAATTGTACTTATAGCCAAAACGTTGTGCATACGCAGTATTCGTTACAGCAATATTAGGTACTTTTTCGATGATATCTGTGAAAACCTTTCTGTGCACCAAAGTGCAACCAAAGCCGATCCAGTCTGTTGAATTAACAGCGTTACGTGGACCTGAATGTGCAGCATCATTTGCGATATTAGATGCATATGCTTCTTTAAATTGTGCTACACCTGTTGAACTGCGACCAAAGTAGCAACCACCAACAAGTGTACGATTGGTCTGCATTAAACGTGCTATTGGATTAATGTTAATGAAACCAACTGGAAATGTAGGATTGTCAGCCAATGTGCGGTAATAGTTAACATCACCATGTGGCAAAACTGTGTCATCATCTATCCAAAATGAGTAATCACAATTGCTATCAAGGAACCATTGAGCACAGTTGTTCCTTGAACGCACATATGAGTTGTCAGCTACAGTATAAAACTGCATCTTATCTTTCTCATACAATGTGGTAATTGCTTTCAATACACCAATGTGAATTGGTCTAATTGATGGCATAAGTATTGCCACACGTTTGCCAGCAGGAAATTCATAAGGAGCCAATGTTTCTGGTTCTTGTGCTGCATGACCAAAAAACATATCTGGTTCCTTTTCAAGCATAGCTTGTAATGCATCAAATGGAACATTTTTGCTTTGGCTCCATGTAGCAACAGTGCTAGCTGATTTGCCTGTTATTGCAGCAGATTCTTGAAGTCCGTATTTGTTTACGAAATCATTTACTGCTTTTTTGATGTCTAAGCTCATTAACCTTTATTGTTAAATGCTTCTGCTGCTGCTGCATCAATTAGGTCTTCAAAACCATCACCCATATTTATTTCTTTCTTAGGTGCTGCTGCTGGTTTTGATGTTCCAATTGTCTTTGATACTGAGCCAGCTTTCTTCATGTTATTGATCTGTGCTCTTAGTGTCTCAATTTCCTTATTAGCATTCTGCAACTGATTAGCTAATTTTGGTGCAATGTGATCACGATACAAGATACCAGTACGTGCTGCTATTTGTGCATCAAGTGCTGTTGCTGTTTCCTTCTTGATTGTTTCACCATACTTAAGTGCAACTTCATTAAACTCTTTGATAGCTGTTTCTTTTTGCTTACGTATTGCTGGTGCATCTGTATCAAGCACATCAGCTGGTTTCTTTAAGAAGTCCCATTTGCTAACATGCGTTTGAAATTCATTTGCTAGACGTTTTTCTGCTTCAGCTACTGATGCCTTTTGTTGCTCTTCTTGTGCTTTATTACGTTGTTCGTAATTATTGCGCCAATCAGTGATTTCACGTTCCTTGTCTTTACCAAGACGCATGTTTTCACGTAAACGCTCACGAATAGCTTCAGCTGTATCAGGATCAGCATCATATTGCTTACCATCAGCACCTTTACCTGTTTCTAATGTATCAAGATATGGTTTTAGATTAGCTAATGTAACACCACTCTTCTTTAAGCGATCTGCATGCTCTTGTGGCAATCCTGCATCAGTAAGTGTTTTAATAATGCTATCATTGTTACTTGTAATAACATTATCATACTTGTTGATGATTGCTGGATCAGCATTTGCATCAAACTGACGAATCTTATCACGTAACTGTTGTAGCTCATCTTGCAGTTCTTTTGGTACTGCATTTGTTTTTGTTTTCTCTAGCTCTTCACGTGCTGCTTTAAGTTCATTAGCAATCTTTTCACGTTCTGCACGTTCTTTTGCAGCGATTCCTTTAACCTCATTAAAAAGCTTTTTGGTTTTTGGTGAGGAATGTGGATCGATCTTTTTTTCAAGCTCTGCAATCTCAGCAATTTCTTCTGCTTTGGTTGGCTCTTTAACCTCTTCTTTGACTGGCTCAACTTTGGCTTCTTTTGGTTGCTCATCTTTGATTTTCTCTTTTGATTCTTCTGCAGGTTTAGTTTCTGGCTCATCATCTTTGATGCCAGCTTCTTCTTTAGCATTTTCTGCTGCTATTTCGTCTTTTTGTTTCTTAGCAACAATGTCATTTTGTATCTTGTCAATGTTGCTATCCCAATCAATTGGGCTAAATGGTTCATTAGCCTGCACTTTGCCAACACCTAGCTCTTCTGGTGTCGCTTGTTCACTAAGTTCAACTTGTGGCTCTTGCTGTACTACTTCGTTTTCAACTAATGGCTCGTTTTCAACGTCTTGTGTATCCATAAATTATATGGACAAACAATCTAATTTGTTTAATATAACGTCAAGCCTAATTTTAATTATATCAGTCCTCTGGACTCAATAGTATCTGCTCTTGGTCAAGCTTTGGCTCAAAAGCTTCTTCATGTACAATGTTTAGCAGGTTATCAATAGCCAATTCATAGCCCTCACGTAGCTTTGCTTGTGCTGCTATTACATGAATATCAGATGTACTGCCTGCATACTCAGGTGTACGTGCTTTTACCACTGCTAATAGTTCCTTAAATGGTACAGTATCTAGCATTTTGATGACCTCTAGTTTGAAGCCATCATTAAGAACGTATTTATTGCTCATTGTCGTTATTATTCAACCCCAGGTGGCCTGTAGTAAGCCCTCTTCTGTCTCTGTTCAATCTCATTTGGAGCATTTTGTCCAGCAGCTTGTGCTAAACCAGCCTGTATTGATTTAACATCAGGGCCACCCACCTTTTCTCCACCATGCATTCCCTTTGGTGGCGCACTAACACCCTGTGTCACATTAGGTGGTACTGGTGGCAATGGAGCAGATTGTATTGAATGTACATCTTCAGGTGATGCACCAGCTTGTACTGCCTGTGCAGCCATTGCTTGTTGTGCATGAATCTGTACAGCTTGAGCAAACTGAGCCTTAAATCTCTTGTAGAACTCATTCATTTCCTTGAATTGTGGGTTCTGACTTGGATTACCTTGAGCTAAGTATGCTTGTAAGTGATCACCAAAGTGATTTACCAGTAATTCAGTAGGTTTGAATGCTTGTTCCATTGTAGCCATGTTACTTAATGCCTGTCCTGCTTGCATTAGAGCCTGCATACAGACTGTAGCGTGTGCTAAGTGGTTATCTCTTGGTGAAATTGGCACAGGAAGCTGTAAAGCTTTCATTGTGGTAATTTCACTTAACTGCATACGTGTAGCTTCTGCAGTAATTGTTTGATCTGGCATATCAATAACCAAGGCTTTAGCCACGTCTGGACCAGCAAGAGCCTCAACATTGCGCTTAATAAGCTCTGTTTGGTTAATGTTAGGATTACCTTGATACATTTTGCCAACTGCTAACACACCTTGAGCTACAATTGCGTCATCTGTATGAGCATAGCCTGATGTTGGTGCAGCACGTAGTGATTTGATTTCTGTTTCTGATAAACCATCAATGAACATATTAACCAATGTGCGAATTGGCATATTGGATTCATCATTATTACCAATAAGTTTGTTAATCGTCTTTTCTACATCAGATGGTTCAAGATTATCTTGATTTACAAACTGTGTTGTTAGCTCTTTAAAGTATCTCTTTGCAGCATCGATATTATCGTCTGAGAATGCACGCATTTGCATGGTCTGAACCAATTGGGAGAATTGATCTCTCCAGCGTGTTTCAGTAATGTCCATGTTCTCTTGCTCACGTTGTGCATCTTGTGAGGCTTCTGTTGCTGTGATTGGCTGACCACCTTCACCTGTATTAGGTGTGATGTAAGCACCAGCTGCTTGTTCCATGTAATTGGTCAAGCGTTGATCAAGTGCTGCATACATTTCACCATCTGCTGAGAATCTTTGTTGGTCGACCTCAATGCTCTTATCAATAACAACAAATGGAGCATGAACGACTGGTTGCAGTTTATTGCGAGCTGCTGAGTCTGCCTTGAGGATTACCAAAGATGACATGTGGATGTTATCCACCATCTTGTTACGGATACGTTCTGCAATACGGACAGAGCCAATGATCATACGACCAATGCCCTTACTGGAGTGCAGGTGTCCGTTCCCTGGTTGGAAACTGAACAGCGTCACCACATCATTCATGCTTGGATATATCTTCTCAGAGAATCGTAGCAACTTGCCATTATCTCTCAGCAGTATCCAAAATGACACTTTTCCATCGTATTCCCTGTTCCACAATAAGTATGTCTTAATAACACGTGGACCAGATACTGAATACGTTAAACCAAGCACACCATCACTAATAAATTCAGCAAATTTACGGAACTCCGTAACCATCATGTCTTCACGAGGATTCTTAACCTCAGACATATTACATGCTTCAATACAATTTTGCATGTTGAAGCCCATTTCTTCAGCTTCTTTTTCATCCTTGATCATATCAATGAACTCATGAAGCAAGAAATCCTGTTTAATTACATGGAACTGTAGCTCATCAGCATATTGTGTAGCCTCATCAGGTACGTATGCCACGTCCTGTTTAAACATACGAGGGGTCCATGTATAAGGGTCTAAAAAGTCAGCAAAGGCATAACCATGCAGTACTGTTTCACGTGCTAATGCTGGCACAAATGTTGAGTACTTCTTCCAACCCTGTATCATACGAGTTGTATGTATGTCGAAAAGATCACTTTTCTTCTTCCAATCAGGCCATGTGGTAGGAAGTGATGAACGGGTTAGATAAATCTGAGATGTAATGGCATTAACAAAACGCAGTGTCTTGCGATCAACAATACCAGCAAGAATACCTGTATTTGTATTGGACTGCCAGCTATTAGCTTTTTCTATCTGTTCAGCTTGTGAGAATGGTGCCTGACCTGAATACTCTAACTCCATCATTGTGGCACGTTGTGATCTCGTTTTGTTGGCCGATTCTGTTGATTTACAGAGGTTCCAAGCCTGATCCGTGGTTCTGATACTCCTTGCGTCAGTATCGAGCTTTAAATTGGGTCTTTGACCGCTTACTGGTGGTGCCTCAATAGTAACAACACCCGAAACATTGGGATACTTGTTTGGAGGTAGGGTGGTATCTTGAGGTGCTGTAGAAGCCATATGATGTAATATATCAAAGAGTTAGACTTTAGGCCAACGTCCTATTGGACAGTTTTCTGTCCTTAAAAGTGCTTTTATGTGGATGTAACAGGTGCATTGATTGCATTGTCCATCATTATGATAATCACATGTATAACAACGGCTCAGTCTTCTGTCCGCTTCTTGTGAAGTAACAAATACATCTTCTTTATTGAAGAATGCTTTAATTGATCGCCATAATGCTTTAGCAAATAGCACAGGTGTATTCCATTTAATAATCATGCAACCATGTTAAAATCAACAAGATATATTAAACCTTTGCCACTAACTACTGCATAATCACCATAAGTAACAATAAGACCTTTGTTAACAAGTGAATCAAAGGTATCTTTAGGTACTTGATGATTCTTAGTAACCTTAAGGAATTTGCTTAATGAGTTTAGTATAATTGCTGGACCGTTTGTTAATAATGCAGGTGCAACTGGTTCAGTAGCAGGCTGCATTGTATAGCTTACATTATTTGTATCTGTTGGTGGTTCAGGTATTGGTGGCAACGTGGGCACATCATTTAATGGTGATGGCGGTGAACCTGCTCGTTTTGGAATCATAATTTAATATCTACTTGAAAGATATTCTTGTTAACAGTTTGTGTTATTGGAACTGGTACTGACCATTCACTTTCAACTTTTTCTTCACCAGTTGTTTTGTCTTTGGTGTGATGAACAACAATTAGTTTACCTTCACGTTTCTCAATACCTTCTTTTTCCAATATTGGCATTACAAACAATACATTGTCTTTGCCGTCTACTAGTGTGCATGGGCATTTGTTAGCAACTATGTTAGCATCAGACTGTGTAAATGTTAATACTGGTGCACATAGTATCTGTGCTGGCTTTGCTTTTTCTTTTATACTCATACAATTGATTCAATTTTATAATTCAAACCACCAGTTTCTTTGTTAAACTTATCCCATGCTTTTTGTGCCTCTTCTCCATGTGTTGATGGATTTGGTAGCACATAACGTTTACCATCTTTATAGACATACTTTACGTGACCATGCTCACGTTTGCGATTAGCAAATACGGCATCATAGTTTTCAAGAAACCGTTCACTGTTTTTGCATTTTTGCCCTTCACGTGACCAAGAATCCTTGGTCATCCCTAATGGTTTAGGATTGGGGATTTGCATCGTAGCTTGATAATGCTTGTGAAGTTGGAGCAGTAGAAACAGTGTTGCTCTTTTTTCCTTTTTTGAAAGCTGCAGTTACTGGTTTGTTTTTGGATGGATCTTTTGGACCAACACGTTCAGGAAGTTTTTTGACACTTGGTGTCTTGCTTGCAAATTCTTTTGCAACATTTGGTTCCTGTGAAAATAAATAACGAGCTTGAGCTTTGGAGCGGAATGGTGACATGGTATTATGTGGTTAAATTATTAAGCCAGCAGTTCTGGGGTAGCATTGCTTTTGTTTCAGCAGTCATTTGAAAAGCTGAATCTGGCAAATGAACCGCTGTCTTAATGTCAAACCCATTTATAACACAACCCATAACATCATCGTCAAGCGCAATTTTACGTAACTGCCTTAATCTGACCAATACGGCATCGGTTGATTTCATACAAGGTACACAATCCTTACGCCATCCTTTGTTAAATGGACATGTAATGCATGTCTTAACTCTATCTTCAGCTGTTTTTTGATCTACTAGGCTATAACCACCAGCTGGCATGTTTCTTAACATGATTGCTCCCCATGCATTAACATGCTTATACATGTTTTGATTCTTTGTCATAGCTGCTTGTTCACGTGGCTCTGTTTGGCAGAATGTTGGCCAATTTGAACAAATAAAGTTATCAATATCACGTTCAGGATCACCAACTGGTATGCCATTTTGTGTACGCCAGTCACCAAGTGCTTTTACTAACAAATCAAAAGTACCAGCACGTAATGTAACTAGATCATTAACAACATAATGATACCCATTTGGTGGAATTATTCCTGCGTTAGCTTTCATAATTAATCTTTATTAATATTCAGTCCTTGGGGCAATGTATTGTTAAAACCAAGATCAATTGGTGTACCGAACTTTACGCTAAAGCTATCTGCATAGTCAGTAATTGTACCCTCGTCTTCTAATGGTTGTGTGTCGGGTGATTGTGGTCTGATGGCCATTGAGATGCGTGCGCATTGTACGAGCATGGTAAATGCGTCAGCTCTATCTGGCGACTTGTTTCCTCGTGCCTTATACACATCCTTGCTTTCCACTTGAAGTAACTTACCTTTGCCAGCAGGAGAACCACCACGTCTATCAACCAGTTCTTGTAAAGTATCCTGATCAACTCCTTTGCCGACTTTAAGGTATTCATACTCAAAGAATCTGCCTGTAGCATACCATATTTCTGACCTGATGCCATCATATAGTTGAAAAGGAGCTTTTGTGTCTTCTTCGCATATGAGTACATCAGTAGCTTTTTCAGCATAGTTGATACCCATAATTGAAACTGGATCAGCTGTACCACGTGGATTAACTACATTTTGTATCTTTGTTAACCATTGTCTACGTATAGCATCATGCACACCTTGACCAATACCAGTGCGATCAATTGCAAAGTTGCTTGGCATAACACCAAGGTCTTTTAATCGATCCATAATTGAATCAGCTAGTTCCTGTGTATCACCACGAGGCAATACACCCACTGCATCAATTTGCACACGCATTGCTGGTGTGTCTAATTTGATTACTTCATCATTATATGTGCGATATGCTACAGCATGACCTACACGACCTGTTGCCATGGTTGGTAAGTCACCAGTGAATGCAGGATCTACAGAAGCAATGGTAACACTACCACCATCAAAGATCCATTCACCATATGCACGATCAACCCAATGCTTTTGTATAATGGCGGTTTTGTTACCTCTTGGTGGAAACATGCCATATACTTCTGACCACATCATTGGATGATCAGGATCACCACTGTATTGCTTAAGTTTCATCTTATACCCATTGTGGGTAAAGAAACGTTTGTGAATATCAGCCTTGTGGATCACGTTTTCTGACTTCATTGCATTCAAACGAACACAATGCCAACCAGTACTACCTTCCCATGTGTCTTGATCGGACATCATGGTTTGTATGTTATCCCAACCTTGTTCAGGAACACAGTTCTTTCCGTATTCACTAAACACATCTTTGGGATTTGCTGCCATTACAATCTTGGTATGCTCAATATCACCTTCTTCCATTGAGGAATACAAATTAGGTATTTCCTCAAATGCATTGGTGGGTACTTCTTGAGCTTCATCGATAAGTAAACGTGAACGTGATGATGAACCAAAGAGTGGATGCTTGGGACGTGGTTTAATTTTGGCACCTTTTATGGCACCACGTGCTTGATCACCACGTGCAATGGTAAGAATGAAGATACCCATACCACCACGTTTGCCATTCTCAGTGGCAATCGACTCACTGTCCGCTTTCCCTGGCAGTGGTATGACGGCATTCTGATACATACGCTGCATATCACCAAACAAGTTTTTCTTAACGTGCTCTTCTTTGGTCGACATCACACGTACTAGTGTCCAATCAGGATCCAGTATCCAATCTAGTAACATCCAAGCAGAAGCAGAGTAAGTTTTACCCATGGATGCTGCTCCAAGTATGTTAACAAGATGGTGATTCTTGATACCATGCCACACCATTTGTACTGATCGTGGTTCTGACGTAAATGTTTCAGGTCCCCATAGCAATGTAGCAGCTGATTCATAATCACGTCTCATTAAAAACATTTGTAGGTACGCAAATGCTACACTGTACAGATCTTTTTCTGTAGTGATCTGTATTTGTTTTTCACTTTTCTGCAATAACTCAACGAAGCTTTGGTCCTCTAGTATTAGAGCCACTGCGTCTGTCAAATCCTTGAAACGGTTTGAGTTGTGTGGGTCTTTCGCACGCTCCAAGATCTCGTTTATTGAACTTAGATGTAGTTTTTCTTCCTTTGTCATTCTGTAACCTTATGAATGTTGGGCTTGCGTCCTCTGCTGCCTGCTTTCCATTCCTTAAAGCCAATTTTTTCCCTCGCCCTTTGCGTTTCAATCGCCTGACAAGCATCACACCTTTGCGCATATAGGTTTCTAGCAGCTCCACACCTAACGCATTTGCCCTCAGCAAGGCGTTTGTTTTGCCAAATACGCTGCCTAGATAATTTTTTAGGCTTTTCCACATGTTTTTCATTCTCCATCTGTACCTTTCTTATCAGTATTAATTTCTATTACGTTAGTGACGTCTTTTTCTGTCTTCTTGTTTTGTATTGTGCTGATCATTATGTTTAATTTGGTCAATTGACTCAAATTTTCTGCTGTTGATTCAGCATTTAACATTTTTGCAGGTGTTAATAAGCCAATACTGTTAACATCTTTGGCCATTTGCATGAAACCTTTGCTGACTTCATTCATTAAAAACAGTTTTTTCTCCAAAAGTTTGTCACGCTTTGGTTTATTTTTGACATTTCCATGATCATCTTTGTCTAATTCATCATCTGGCACATCATCAGGGTCTTCTGGTAGCAAACTAATCTTTTGTGCGAGGCTTATGTATTGATTACTTAGATGCTGTGTAACTGTATCAACAGTATTAATGATACGTTCATCAAGTATTTTAACTTTGTTAAGTCTACGTTCATTTTGTGCAGTAGTTAACAAGTTGCTACTATTAAGACGTAACTGTTCCCAACTATTTTCTTGTGCATGTTTTACCAAATGTGTTGGTTGTATGTGTAATTCACGTGCAACATCTACAAGGCTTGGTTTCCTTGGGTCATTCATAAAGATACCAAATGCACGGCTGTACAGATCCTGACGTGACTCAGCTGGTCGCTTCTGATTCTTGACCATCTCCGTTGGAGTCTGTGTCGGTTCTGTTGTCTTTATTTCGTCCATTGTAGTAATCTTTGCTGTCACAGACAGCTTTTAAAGTTTGTAAAGCCCAGTCAAGCACATTATTATGTGATTGCTTTGCTACCCATTCAAATTGTTTTAATCTTTCACGTGATACTGTTAACTTGAGCGTCATTGGTTGACCAAAATCCAAGTACTCAGCATACTTATCTTGCAAACGTTGAAAGTGGTAACGTGCATATACTTTGGTAACATTATGCTTTTTACATGCATCGATGATTGTTAAGCCTTTTTGTATGTCCTCATACACTGGTATCAGTAACCTACCATGTGTCTCACGCCATTTTTTAAGTTTCTTGTTTTTGATTACTGACGGCTTTTTTAGTTGCACACGTCTTTCAACATAACTGCGAACTGCTTTGTATTTTCTGCCGACACGATTTGTTTTTGGATCAATACCAAATTCTTTAAGTATCCTGCTTATGGTTTTTTTGGATGATTGTGATTTTGTTACAATTTCATTGATGCTCATTGAATGATTCACATAATCATCATACACATCATATGCATCCATGGAGCAGTTACCAAATGGTCTATTAATAACACTAACATCACGTTGCTTGAAACCATGTTTCTTGGCTACATGTCTTACAGTGTTGTATGGAACATTTACTTCATTTGCTATCTGTACCAATGATAACTTTTGTCCCAATCGTGATACAATTTCACTTATTGTTATATCATCATATTTCTTGTGTCCCATATGCCGATTGTAAAAAATAAAAATTCCTTGTCAAGCATATTATTTATTGGTCGATGCAATAAATGTTTTGTAAACGATACAATACATTAAATAGCGTATGAGCTTTATGTACAATGCTCATTATATCGAATCAATTAATAACGCACTCAGCTTGCTTGAAAGACATGCTACTAAGATCATCAAGGAAGAAGAGGCTACAAAGAAAAAGATTAACTACGCTGAATTTAGGGACGCAGTTAACAAAGCCAAGGAACAAGGCTTAATAAAGGTAACACAAGTGAGGCCTGGTCAAAAGGTCAGGGTGCCACGTGCCGAGTTCAAACTATGTCACGATTTGTGGGAGAAGAATCTCTCACGTGACGAAATAGCACGCATCACGGGCTTTACTAAAAGCACCGTGGCGTCTCGTGTTAGCAGATATAAAAAGTATCTGCGTACTCTTAGTTATCAATAATGATAACCGTAACCATCAGCATGCTTGTGTGATGCTGTGTGCGTGTGGTCCATTTTGCCCATGCGCACATGTTTCAGTGCTGGGTTAGCCTTCTTAGCTGCAGGGGATGCGTGACGGGTTGCACTAGCAAGGATTGCGGATGCACGTGCCATGGGAATGCCCTGACGATGGGCGATGCCTTCAGCTGCTGCGTGGAACCCTGGGTGACTGTGATGCATGTGTGCGTGTTTCATATATGATACGTGTGCCAATAATACCCAAGACATTTACCACATGGCAACATGGTTTTTTATTAGTCATGCCTAATAATAGTTATTGACATACTTATAATTTAGTCTAGTATGGCTATCTCTTATGAAACTAGTCAATACAACATCTATCAACGATGCTTTGCTGCATCAGATCATACGTTACTGCCAACCATCAGGTGTCTACCTGAAAGACATCAAGCAGTTTAAATTCAAGAGCACCAAACGCTATCATCATGGTGCTTATTACCACAATAAACGCATTGTGATCCATGTGCCCAAGCCCTTCACGTACACCAAGCCTCATGTGCGTCTACAACGCAGGGGCTACCTTGAATCAACCCACTACACATGGCTTGAGGAACTGATTTACGTTGTCGCCCATGAAATGCGCCACATGTGGCAGCATAACAACGACTGGAAATTACCACGTATCATTAAGCGTATCAGGAAGCACACCATGGGTACACGTGCCAAACTTACCGAGGTTGATGCATGTGTCTATGGTATACAAAAAGCACGTGCTTGGCGCAAAGTAACAACCCCTGTGTGATTTTCTATCATCACGTGATACATTTGCCACAATAGCATGCAATACACTGCGCCATAACCATGGTTAGCAATGCATACATTGCTTATTATATTTGCCATTGTTACCATGACACGTGATTAACAACAAATAAAATAAACACATGTACCATTTTACGATACACACGATAATGGTACACAATATGTATCACATGGGATACACGTGGTACAGGCATGGGGCGGTGTGGCAGGGGGTGGGGGCTACCATGGTATACCCATGTGCCAGATAATTGATTCTAGGGCCATTCCTGTGCCCCAAATGAGGCATGTTACCAAGGTGTTTATCAAGCTATGTTAGTTGTTGGGTTTAGTTCTGTTGCAGGTTCTCCCTGCACACTATTCCTTGGTACCATGTACAATATGATTAATGAACACAGATACCTGTACAGGATGCTGTACATGTGTCAAGCATCATATTGTGGTGGGGGGGATGAGTCATTGAGTCAATGAGTCATGTGTATCATGTGGCATGTGTCATGCCGTAACGCTATGCGCTATAACATGACTACGTCATGCCTAATATGTGACATGAAACATGGGTCCCTGGTGGGAGTATAGGGGTGGGGTGGTGGCCTGTGGGGGTCGGGTGGTGGCATGGGGGCAGGGGGTGGGTCTCAGCGTAGGCACAGTAAACTGTGCAACGCATGTAAAGCATGCCTCAACGGCAGTTGATTCAATGGTTCAATGATTCATTTGCTTTGGTTCGCTTGGTTCGCTTGGTTCATGGCACAAAAAAAACCCACTCGTTTAGGAGTGGGTTCAGCGTGTGCAATGTTATTTAGCAACCATAGTAAAGAATGTAAGCAAAAGCAAAACAGATAGCGAGGAATAGGAATATATTAAATAGTGTTTTAAAGAATGTTTTCATGCTATTACCTCCTGATTTTCAAATGCTTCTTTAAACTCGTTGTTATACCATGAGCGAATCTCGTCATAGATGTAAGCATATAACCCCGTCATTCCATCATTTGTGCGAGGGTTTCCGTCCTCCTCTAATAGACCTTCATTGTCTAAAGCCGTTATAATTTCTGATTCATGTAAAAACCACGCCACCTTAATATCCCATGTGTAAATAGGAACGCACGAATCAACAATTTCATGAACCTCGCCTGCTTTATCTAGGTCGCATAAATCAGGAAAACATGTAGGCTTGTTTTCTTGCATGTATCGTTCAAATAGCTTTGCAACTTCTTGTTTAGCTAGTTTTGCCCGTTCTGGTAACTTGTCTTCAATATCTATTGTTTTTTTCATAAGACCTCCAAGCTAGTACCTTACTTGTTACCATGCAAGCTTATTTTATTATAAATAAATAATGTTGCATAGTGTGGTCACATAATATCTACTAGCCATGTTACAGGGTGCAATGATGCACCAAGTAACATTCTTATGTTATGGATCAAAAATACTATGGTTGGAACAATAGGCAGACAAGTATAGTTAACTTGTGGCTGAGTGATGAAGAAATGTATCGTGCAATACAGACTCTTGTTGAGTCTGCCTTGTTATCTGATTATCCTAAATACACTCTTGCAAAAAGCTTGCAAGCTTATGTTGAAACGAGGGTTGATAAAGGTCATTCATTTCAAGACGGGTTTGTGACAGACCTTATATACGCATCAGTTGCCATGATTGATTGGCAGGAACTTGCTTTAGCTTATATTGATGACGCTAGACGTGAGAAAGCTAAACAAGCTAAACAAGTATTTTCAATTGGTGCAGGTTCTTACTCTGCATCCTCTGAAGCAGTATACAACTATGGAATCGACCCTGACGACCTATGAACCCTGATTATCTAGACCAAATGCTTTGCTTTGAGTTAGGCACACTCGACCAAGACCAAGTGATTCAGCTATTCCAACGTCTCATTGATACGGGACTTGTGTGGCAGTTGCAGGGTTTCTATGGTCGAACCGCTCGTGACCTCATTAGTGCAGGCTTATGCACATTACCAAGAAGGGAGGCATCACATGCCTAATTATTGCAATAACGATATAGTTTTTACTGGTGACGACCTTCCTAAGTTTAAGGAATGGTTGTCGCAGGGTAAATTCTCATTTGAACGCATTAAACCAACTCCACAAGATTTGTTGGAGGGTGAGGGTTGGTATGATTGGCGAGTCAATAATTGGGGCACTAAATGGGATATTTTTCCTGAAACATATGGTGAATCAATTAAGGATACAGAAATCGGTATGAGCTTTGATACCGCATGGTCACCGCCCATTGAGGCATTGTATGAACTGCACAAACTATTTCCATCATTAAACATTAAGTTAAACTATTGGGAAATGGGTCTAGCATTTGCAGGTGAGGCATTATATGCTAATGGCATATGCAATGACACATGCTATTCACAAGATGAAGATGCAAAGCTGTACAATGAAATGCTAAGAAAAATGGGGTATGAATATGACGAAGAGGAACAAGACTATGTGAGCATTTACTGATTCACCCACACATCACAAACCCCTAGCTAATCACTAGGGGTTTTTTTGTGACCACATGCTTCGGTCATGATACCAAGCCTTGTGCCCACATGGTTCACTCTCGCGTGCGTGCGTGTGC